TTAAATATACTTCTACGCAGAACACCGTTTTTCGTGTTTTTTTGGTCTTTTTGAAGTCATTTTTTGGTGTGTTTCTCCTATATAAGTCTTTCGGTTCTATATAAATCTTTCGGTGGTCTGATGGTCACATAAACCCAAAAAAAGAAACCCAAAAAGAAACCCAAAAAGAAAGATTTATAAAGATGGATGAGAACGGAAAGGAAAGAATAACAATGGATGAAAAAAGTGATGGAAAATGTCAGATGAAATAACACAAATGCCGATAACCAGAATTGTCAATGGAAAAACAACAATAGATGGGGAGACAGTGAATGGGTTCAAAAAAGCCAAATCATATGGATGTAAAAGACAGTCATACCCAGATAGAGATGAACGATTTAGAGCCCAACTGTCGTGGAGATTGGAAGAACCGTTTGAGTTCTACACAAAAGACCAGTGTTATGAAGCGGTGGGGAATTATTATGGAAGATATGCACGAGGCACAGCAACAGTATTGGTACCAAGACCAGATGCAACTCCAATGCAAATAGATATGAATAATATCATAAGAATCAATAGGGATTGTATAGTAATCAAACGGAAAGAGAAGGAGTATAGGGTTCTGGTTGGATATGATTTGTATTCTGATTACGCTATTAAATGGAATGATGAGTACTGGTTTAACGAAAGAAAAGTAGGACAAACATTGAATGAAGAAAAAAAGAGGTTCTGTGGGACAACACCAATAGTGTTTATGTCACAAGCTTATGAGTTTGTGGGGAAAAATGAAGATGGTCGGTGGGTGTTCATCAAAGATATGAAAGAATATAACCAATATAACGATATGATGAGAAATATTCTGATGACTCCACCAGAGGAGATGGAACAAGTGATACAAGAATATAGGAAAGATTTACAGACACTCGCAACATTCGATTCCACAATGAGCTCATTTATTCATAACACTCCAAAATATAAATTTCATCACTATGGAAATTTTCAAATATATCATTTTAATAGTATAAGAAATGAAGTGGAAAGGAGAAGAAAGGATATAATAGCTATGGTGGAATTTCATGTGTATCAGAAAGATGTATTGAAAAAATATCAATCTGGCGAGATAACATTCACCGAAGCTAAACATATATATTATAAAAGAGAATAAAAAACAATAAAAAAGGAGATGAGAAGATGAAGAAGATGGTAATATTTGGATTGATTGATGGCGAGATGGTAGAATTAACAGATGAAGTCATGCTTACCGTGTTACATGGAATAAAGAAAAAGATACGTGAGACAGAATTAATGGAAGTTGAGAGAAAGAATCTGTTCAAGAGTGTTGATATAATAACATCATATCTGTTCGACACAGTCGTGAGAGATAACTAAAATGAAATGATAAAAAAGGAGCTGAGAAGATGAAGATAAAGATAAGGTGTCCGAGATGCAAGAAACGGTTGCATTTGTTTGTGAGTCCAATACATGATTGTGTTGTTGAACTTGTATATATATGTAAGAAGTGTGGAAAGATACCATGTGAAGAAGTGGTTGAGTACAATGAGTAACCAAAAAGAAACAGAGATTTGGTTTTTCTGTCTTGATTGTTTCGGGTTTTTTATGGAACAAGATGAGAAAGGACAGCTTGAATGCCCTCATTGTAAGAGTAAGCATGTATCTCCAGAAGATGAGGTACAAGTCATTTTTAAAGGAAGGTAGAGTGAAAAGAATGAGTGATAGTACATATTATAGTAATGATGAAAATGATGATGAGTTTGTTGGATGGAAAGAAGTCAAAGTAGGCGAAAAGTTTGAAGAAGCTAAAGTAGGTGTGTTGGATGGGTTACCAGTAATACCATATGGTAGTTTAATATATGGTAGTTTAATATATGACACTACAACAAAAGAGATTATAGGGACATATATAAGAGATTCTATTAATGAATATGTAAGAGAAGTTAGAGAAGTTACTGAAGATGGGAGGTTGAGGTGGGGAGGAGAAAGATTGGTGGAAGACGAAATAATAGAAGATGATATAGGAAATAGGGAGTTGGTAACAGATGGGGAGTGGCTCGATGCATCTGAATATATATTTATTGAAACCAATAATAATGAAATAGAAAAAAATAAATGTATATTTTGTGGAAATACTACATGTGAGATATTGATGTCGTCACCACATGCTGATATTGAAGGAATGATGTGTTGTATGTGTAGAGATAGGTGGAAATGGGCTGTAATAAGTGGGGCAGAGATAGATTCAGCGTCAATATCAATTCCAATAAGTACCATCAACTATTGTCCATCTTGTAACAGAAGGGTTATGAAAAGAATAAGACATCCAGATAGATATACAATAAAATATCATGTAACAAAAAAAGAAACAGATATTTGTAAATGTAATGAAATATACTGGGGAACTAAAGAACGAGATGGAAAAAAGTATTGTACTCACTGTGGAAAAGAGAGAATATAAATGTACAGAAAGAAAAGGTTTAAAAAGAGAACAGAGAATCGTAGGATAATCAAATAAAAAGGAATGAAAAGGAAATGATTGTAACAACACCAAAAAAACATATAGAAAAAATTAAAGATTTTGAAGGAGAAGATATAAAAATCATAGCAACATATTGTGATGGTTTTACATCTATCACTCTGGTGAAATTCAGAGTAAATGGAGTAAATAGGTATAAACTTATACGAATCTGGGGAGAATTAGATGAACCATTAGAATTATCTGTTGATGTGAGTATATAATTTTTCATAAGGAATAAAAGTAAGAATAAGGAGAATGAAAAAGATGAATGTAGAAAAAAAAGAAGATACTAAAACAATCAACATAGCTCCAAAATGGGAGTATTTGTTACCACTCTATGCAGAGTGGTTTTCAAACGGAACTGAAGAACAACATGATTTGGCTGTGAAAGAATTTATCAAGGTAGGAAAGATACTTGATAAAATCAACGATGGAACATATATTTTAACTGAAAAAGGAGAAGAAGACAATGTATAACAAACAATTGATAGTTGATGGAATAACTGTGTATGGGTTTAAGAAAGCTAAATCATATGGGTGTAAGAGACAATCATATGATTCGGAACTTGATGATGAGTCATTTAACAGTAAGGATAACTTTTTCGATTTTTATAGCGTGAAGGATTGTAGGTGGGAACAAGCATCATATTATGGAGGATATAGTATAACTACAACTCATATTCCTTTACCTAAAGATGATGCAAAACCAATAGAATATGTTGGGAGAATATATTATAATGCTGTTGTTATCAAACATACAGATAAAACATATAGAGTGTTAGTGGCTGAAGATAAAATGCATTATTATGGTATAAAATGGGGTGCGTTTTGGGATACGAAACCGACACCGAAACAACTACAATGGAGAAAAACGACACCAGTGGCATTCATGTCAAAGGGATATGCAATGATACGAAAAAACGATGATGGAAAATGGGAATTTATTGATGATATGGAAACATATAAAGCTGAACTTGATAAATGGGAGGAAAGGTTGAATAGAGACCCAGCTGAAAGAGATGTTGTTATACAAGAATATGAAGAAGATTTAGCATTGGTGGAAAGATATGAGTTAGATTTACAAAGATTTATAACAAAGGGAGAAAATTTGGAACTAAAACAGATATATAGTGGGGTAAGTAGTTACAAATTTTTAGAAGCACAGAGACATATTAGAGACATGAAACGAAGATGTAGAGAAGGAATAGAGTCAGCAAAACATCAAAAGAAGATTATATCTTTATATCAGAATGAAGAAATAACAAAGACAGATGCTATACGAAACTATTATAAATGGACAGATAAAACGCTTAAAGAAAGAATTGAAGGTGAGAAAGATGAGTAAAAAGTATTATTGTCCTCACTGTAAAAAACTTGTTGATGTAGATGATTATATGTATTTTGGTTCTACTCATTGTAAAATATGCAGAACACCAAAAGTTATTTATTTAACAAGATTTGAAAGAAAAGTATATAAAACTATGAAATGGTTTAAGGAAAGGGATATACAATGAGTACAAATATGGATGAATTTAAAGCTGGACAAGATGTGTGCAAACATGCAATTGAAAAAATGTTAAGAGAAATCGGATGGAAAAAGGAAAGATTAAAGAATTTCTATAAGATTAAGAAATTACTTATAGAAATAGATGAATTGTTAGATAGCAGAGTATGAATAAAGCAATAAGGTGAAAAATAATGACATTAATAGTAATAAATAAGAAAGAAATAATGAAAGAAATAATGAACATTTTTAATACGAGGATAAATGAGATAAATGAGATACTTATGTTAGAAGAAATGAACAAAATAAGAACGATGGCACTCATGGGAAAAGTAGATGAACTTAAGCTTATGAAAAAAAGATTTGAAGATATATTTAAAGAGAAGGAGAGTGCAGAATAATGACATTAGTAGATGTAGAATTTGAGATGCCATCACCAGATTATCCAATACGTATATTGCTTGATATATTACAATCTGAAGTTCCTACAAGAGTAGAAAGGGGATTATACTGTAATGTAGATATTAATCCAGAATTTTTTTTAAGCGATGCGAAAAAATGTATAGCATTTTCAGAGAATATACCAAAAGGAATATATAATTATGGGATAGCTGATACAGTAGAACAGATAAAGGCTCATTGTTATGATGTACTTGATAATGATTCTCATAACTGGTTTATAACATATCAAATCATTTATAAGGAAGACCAAGTAAAAGAAGGTGGATGGCGATGGCGTAAATGGGGTGAATATATAGGAGACTATAAGCCACAATGTGAGTATTTATATGATGAACCATATATAGATAAGGTTATTCTTTTTCATGTATATGAGGTGATTGAATAATGAGTATTAGTTGGGTTATTTTAGTTGAAAAAAAGATAAATGGAAAATGGTATTTTGTTGATAAAACAGACGGAAATTATGGAATGGATTTTTTTGATTATCTTAAAACAGAACTTGGAGAGAAACAAGTTCCAGATGACATATCAGATATTATTCAAATATATCATTTTGATGCACATGAAGAATTTATGAATACATGGATTTTGAGAGATAAAAAGAAAAAATATACAGTAAAAGCTTGGACAATAACTCCTAAATTATGGAATCAAATACTAAAAGATTTTGGAGATAAATTTAGTTCTTTTCCAGAAGAATTAGAATTTTTTATAGGAGATTTAGATGGATTTCCAGTTTTCTTTGGTGATGGAATAGATTATAATGATGGTGATGATTATACAACAAGAGCAACAATAATGTTGGTATGAGTGGGATAAAAATGGAAGAAGAAATAGATATATTTAAGATTTTAACTTCAAATAAAAGTGATGAGAGATATAAATGTACTCATTGTGGAAAACGTTTTGAACACCCATATATTGATATCTCGATATATAGATGTCCTTATTGTTATTGGGTTTTTAGGAAAGATGAAAATGAAAATAATGATGAAGAATACATGAAAAGAATGGGGTGGATAAAATGAAATTAACAGAAGAACAGAAGAAGAAATTAAAAAAATTTTTGACTAAAGCAAGAAAGGAAGTAAAAGAAAAAAGTGATTCATATTCTACAATAGAGTATGTTTTATATATGAATGATTGGTTTAGTGTGGAGTTACCTACACAAAAAAAACTTTTTATGAAGATAGAAGAATATGAAGATGTATATGGTGTATCAGTAGCCTCATTCAAAGGAATGAGAAATTATGATATGGTTTATGAAAGTAGAGTAGTAATCATAGGAAATTTATGAAATAGATGTTGAGTAAATTTAAGGAGGTGATAGTAATGAACAAACGAATGATATTAATAGAGATAGAAGACCTCGATGGAGATTGGTATGAGAACCCATTGCAACTTTTTATCAAAACATCCAAACCAAGAGGAGAAATACTTGATATTCTCAAAGAGTTGGAAAGACAGTGGTTTGGTGGAGATATTAACTTTGAAACATTGAGAGATACGATAGAATATGACATTGGTGATGGGGAAAATGAGGGAGATATCGAGGTATATCAGATAAAAATATAATCAAGGATTCCTCATAAAGAACGGATTGATAACGAGAGTCCATATTTGGTTGTTATTAAACTCTTTATCGATATCTCGTTCAAGCCATATTTTTATACCACGTTTATAGAGTAATCCTTTTGTTTTTTCTGAATATATTTTTTTCCCACTCATCAGTTTTTCAAAATCATGTTCTAATATGCTTCCGACCCATCGTTCATCATGACCTTCTTTTAAGATGATGAACCAAGTTCCATAATAATCTTGCCTTATTTCACCTTTTCGTTTTTTTGGTTTTTTTTCTTTTGTATGCTTCATGAAATAAGGGTTTTATTTATCATTTATAAAAGTTTCTATTTGTGTAATTATTTCTTTAATTAATTAGAAAGGAGTAAAAAGAAACGTTTTTAAAGCCAAATGAGGAGAACATATAAACAAAAAGAGATGAAGAAAGTGTCAAATGAATATTATACAACAATGTTCGCATTTATTCCAATCTTAACAAAAATAGAATATATTCGATGTATATATGATACAGAGAGGATAGTGTTAAAAGATGTATATTTTGTATTTCCCACTCCTCTCGGAATCATGGTAACAAAAGATGTTGATGAAACATATCCAGAATATCATCATATACTTTGGGAAAACATAGAGGACATTGGAATAGATTATGCTAAAAAGGATGAAAAATGATTCCCCGACCTAAATAAATGTTTGAAAGATTAGATAATATATTATTTAATAAAATGAGATGTTAGGTCGGGAAACAATCAATGGTTCTATTACCGACCTAAACAACAAGTTAATTAAATAGAAAGATGGTTGAAACAATGAAAAAGTATAAGATTGATAAAGAAAATTATAATATAAAGATGAGGAGAATGAGTAGAAAGACCATGAAAAAAAAGATTCAACAGATGAGAAATGGGTGGAATAGAAATATTTATATAAGAAAGAGGGATTTGTTACATAAAAACAAAAAGAAGGAGACAAAAAAATGATAATTGCAATCAAAAGAATGGATAAAGCGACAAAAATAATGATTGTTGTGACTATGATATTTTTAATTGGGTTCTCTATAAGTTTAGGAGGATATATAAAACAATTACCATATAATAGGGTAAAAATATCAGAGAGAAATACAGAATATATTAATCTCACTTGTAGGTTTTATTTTGAAATTGATTATAAAGATAACATACGAAAAGAGATGAAAGAATCTTTTAAATTTGACATAATAGCTACAGATAATGGAACAACAATAACAGCAAACTATAATGTAGTTTTGATGAAAGTTTCTATCCCAAGAGAAAATAATATAGGATTGTATGTAAATGATGTAAAAATAGACGAAATAAAATATGATGAAGGGGTTGAGATAAATAAAACATTTGATTTTGTTATAAAGAGTCCAATAAGAAAAATGATTAATGAAAGTATTGTAAATATTTTTGATATAAATACCTATATATCATTTATAAATACACCAGTAGAACCGAGAGAGACGTTGTGGATTATGATGTTGGTACCTTTTACAGTTGGATTTTTAGTTTCTGTGTTTATATCCACAGTTTTTGTTTTGACAGCAGATGATTTGGAGTACAATAAGCGATATGTTATTATTGAAGTGTTTATTGGTTCATCTCGTGATTATAAAGTGAGAAAGAAAGAAGCTAAAGAAAGAGATGAGAGTAATGGATATTCTATATAAATTTAGTGAAGATGATTATGAAGAATTATATTATAGAATACGTCATAAATTAAATAATTTATATCTCCTTCTTGAGACAAAGATTGATGTACAAAAAATGGGGAGAAAAATGGTATGGGAGAAGCAGAGAGCAAAGGAAAAAATAAAAATATTAGAAGATTTGTTAATAGATATGAAAGTTCCAAAATCAAATAAATAAAGGATTGATAAAAATGATTACAGATGATGATGAAATTTTCCCAATAGAATATTATGGAAATAGTAGTAGATTTATTGATTTTAAGTTGTTTATAGATAAGAAAGAAGTTGGAGAAGTGGTTAAAATTGTATTTATAAATGATGATGTTATGGAATATACAGCAAATATAGTTATTACTGAAGAAAACAGAGAATATATATATAAAGATGTATTAAATGTTGTTGGATTAAAGAATATCGAAAACGGAAAATATAGATTATTTGGACTTCCAATAGGTGATAAAAACTATATAACGGTAACTGGAGTGGTTGGGATGAGTGGGGTTATTATTAAATTTGAACAAAGTAGAATAGATATACATACAGTAACACATAAACCACCTATCTATATGGAGATGGCTGTAACAAACATTGATTCATATAAAAACATTGATTCATGTGATATTGAAAAGAGTATAGAATGGAAAGAAAAAGGATGGATAAAAGATGTATAAAGGGTCAGAATATAGAACTATGGAAGAAGTAGCTGAAGCTTGTGGTGTGTCAAGAATGACTATCCATAAAAGAATACGTGAATGGAAAGATGTTGATATATTACCAAACATATCATTAAATATTGTGATACATAAAAAACAAAAAGGAGGCAACTAAAATGATGAGAGAAAGAGATGTATATACTCATATAGTTGAAATATTTGATTTTCGTGGAAGAATATGTATGATACGAAGGGTTATTATGCCATTATTTAATGAAGATATTACATATCATAACGGATATGTTGAAAAGGCAAAGAATATGTATGGAAAAGGATATTATGATGCCAATGTTGAAGGTGTAGATGTTGGAGAAGAAATAACGTTTGATGGTTCTTGGAGTGAGTTTAAAGGCAGAGAATTTTGGGGATTTGATACGATGCACTCATATGATACAAAAGAAACACAATCACATAAAGCTGTTAAGGAAAGATTATTAAAATTTGCTGAAGAAATCATAGCGAGTGGATTATAAGATGATTACAAATAAACCAAATTATAGAACAGTAAAAGAGATAGCTGATGTATGTGGTGTATCTGAAGCAACGGTACAAAGAAGACTCAAAGAATGGAAAGAAGCTGGTATTATACCTAATGTGTATTTAAGGAAGATAATAAACAATTTATTGATAGAGTGAAGATGAGAAAGATGAAAGAACATTTAATTGAATATTATGAGAAAATGAGGAGAAAAGAACTTATAAGAGAGATTGAGATATTACGTGATTTGGTTTTAGAGGTTATTGGAGACGAGAAATTATTAGAGAAGATAATCAAACTTGAACATGCGAGAACACAATATTATGAGTTACCAGAAAGCTGGGTAATTGATGATGAAGATGATAAAGACGAAAAAATTGCTGTAAAAGAATTAATAGATTTGTTACATGAACCTCCTCTAACTCATAAAAAGAAAAGATGGTATCCATTTAAAAAAATAATCAACTTTTTTAGAAGATTAAAAGACGATTTAGGTGTATTATCTACAATTGGAGAGTGGGATAATGAAAAATAATATGAGAAAAAGACTTCTTTTTTTGAGAGTCAAATTATGGAAAAAAATTATAGAGTTTGCAGAAAAACGAAAAGAATATCTTTTTGATAAGTATTTTATGTATAGGTGATATAAAATGTTCATAGTATATGCTTCAGATTACGATGCGATGGAAGTGTTTGGTATATTTGATACAAAAGAAAAGGCAGAGTTTTGTTTATCTGAAGTTGTAAAAGAGGAAGGAGAATTTGGGTTTTTTAAACCAGACCAATTTAAAATAAAAGAAATAGTAGTAAATGCAATTTATTATGATGGGTTTTTTTATATTGTTTATTTACCACAAAACGAGGAAGATAAAAATGGATGAGGAAAGACTTGAAATGTTTAACACATTGTTGGTGTTATTAGAAACGTTTGATGAGAGAGAGATTCATAAACTTATCATTTTTGTGCAAGACCTCTTGACTCGTGAGTGGAATGAGTGTTTAAAATATGATGTAAAAACTGTTGAAGATTTCTTTACTCTTTTTAATCAGATATATGAGATTGATAGTACAGCATTTTTTAAAACACTTGACGAAAAATATATAGCTTGGGATTTTGTATCATTACCAAATGGAATGATTGCGTATAAATTATCTAATACTGGGAGAATAGAACAAAAAAGACCAAAAGATTTACATAAGAGGATAAAATTGTTGCGAAACAAAAGGTTTTTAAGAGATGGTGAGATAGGATGAGTGAATTTGGAAAACTTGTAGAATTTTATAATAAAATAACAGTTCTTGATGTTTGTCTTCTTGAACATTTAGCTGATGAAACACCAATTATACGAATGTGTGCTAATATATTATATAAAGAAATAGGAAAAGCAAGAGCAATAATAGATGAAACAATACAACTTATAGATAGAATAATAAAAGAAAGAAAGTGATAATAATGACTAAAATAGGAAATTATTTAAAAAATGTTATTTCAAGAATTATGGTTGCAGTTGGTTATATTGTTTGGGTTACTATAATCTGTTTAGTAGTATTACTTTTATTTTTATTATCTATTATACATATATTTATGTTACCACTTATCTGGGTTTTTGCTGGAGAGAAAAATACACAAAAAACAATAGATTGGTGGGAAAATGTGGATAGAAAAATAAATAACATCGATAGAAAAGTATTTAAATCATGTAAAGAAAAAGTAAAGTGAGAAAAATGAAAACAGTATATACACTTATCATAATATCTTTATCTACTATTTCAGTAGTGTTATTAACACTATTCTTTGGTTGGTTAGTAGATAGAACAAGTGATAAGGGGTATTTTGATACAATAAGATAAGCGACCATCGTTCAACGGAAGGACAATGTACTGCCAGTACATTAACGTGGGTTCGAATCCCTCTGGTCGCACCAAAAAAAGTGATAAAAATGAAATATTGTGATATATGTGGTAAAGAAGCAACACAAACTTGTCAGAAATGTGGAGCTGATTATTGTGATGATTGTGCTTTACCATTTGATATTGAATATGATGGGAAAGACAGATTTGGAAAAACATCAAAGATAAAACTTACCATTTATACTCAATGTCCAATTTGTCCAAAGATAAAGTGGTTTAAGTAAAAAACAAAGTGATTAAAATGAAGAAATATCCAAAAATACCTCATAAAACGAGGAAAGATGTAAATTTTGTTCCTTTTGAGCCAGAACATGATGTTGTGATTCAAGAGAAGGTAGATGGAGAAAATTTTAGAATACAAATAGAAAAGGAAGAAATTACCGATATGAGTTCTATGTTTAAGTTCTCATATGGAAGCAGACGAGTTGATAACATAAATGCAAATGGTGGATTTGGAAAAATAATAGAATATTTCGAATCAGAACCGTTCATGCCAACTCATATTAGTAATTTATTTGATATAGCAACAAGAGTATATAGAACATATGTACAAAAAATAACAGTTTTTGGAGAGTTTCTTGGAAGTCATAAACACAAGAAAATACCGTATGATAGAGCACCGAAGAACAATCTTGCTGTGTTTGATATTATGATATCTAATGATAAGGAATATGCATTTATTCATCCAGCAAGTAATCTATTTACTCTAATTTGTGATACACTTAAAGTTGATAAAGTTCCTATACTTTATATGGGGAAAAGTGGATGTGGGATGCAAGATTTCATTAAACTTAATGAGAGTTTTTTTGATAAGATGAGTTATCTTGGAGGACATAAAATAGAAGGAACTGTTGCAAAAAACTATGAGAACTTTATAGACGATGAGAAAGGAGTAAAGATGGTAGATATATCTTTTGGTGGAGATGAACTTGGTCTTCCGATGATTAAGTTTGTTCAAGAACACCTTAAAGAACATGCACATGTTGAAAATATAGTTACCGATACTATTGAAGGTATAGTTAATTTCATAGCTGATAGATGTATTACTGAAGGAAGGGTATATAAAGCACTAACAAAGATAGAATTTGATGAGCAAAAGAAATGTGATAGAACAGATACACCAAAGATTATAAAAGAAGTTATGAATGATGTGCTTATAGAAGAAGATGAACATATACGAAAAATGCTTTATAAAGAATTTAAAGATAAATTTGGAAGAAAAGCGAATAAAATAGTAAAGATATATTTTAAATTATTAGAAAAAGGATTAGAAGAAAGGTGAAAAACATGATAGAAAAAAGGGTTTATATAGATAAAGAAGGAGATTATTGTTTTAGATATTATAGAAAAAACTCTACAATTGAATTACTTCATGAAAATGAAATTATTCATGTGTTACAATATGATGATATTAGAATTATTCAAGAGTTCTTTTTAGATGTAATTGAATATATAGATAGATGTGTTGATTTAGATGAGTGATAAAAAATGTCTCCAGAATTAATTACAGTGATATTTACTTGTGTCATAATGGGAATATTCATCTTATTTAAGATTGGAGAAATAATATATGTTATTGTAGATAACTATTTAAATTAGGTGAAAAAATGTATTCAAAAAACTATGATGATATATTAGATGAGAAATTTAAAAAAGAACCAATATGTGCTAATTGTAAATATTTAAGAGTAACATATTATTTTAATCGTAATGATTATGCTTGTGCGTACGATAAAAGAAACATACATAGATTTGGTTCTGCTGGAAATAGAAAACAATTAAGTAATATGTTAGAAGAAAGAGGATATGATTGTGATAGAGTTACTAAAGTACTTAATTTTATAGTTGAAAGAGGAATAGGAAAATGAGTGACAAAGAAAAAAGTGTTCATAAAATTCAGTTTCATCCGTTATTTAATAAGGTATTTAAACAAGTTGTTGATATAGGATATAATCATGATGAATCATGGGAAATAACTAAAGAAATGATTGAGTTAAATAGAAAACTTTATCAATTAGAAGAATGTTTGAAGTTTTTGAAACCCCTCATAGAATTATGGGATAATGAAAAAGATGAGTTTTGGAATGATGTATAATAAATGTAAAAAATGTAAATATTTAGCTCATCCGAGAATGATTAATAAGGAATCTTGGTGTATGAGAAAAAATGATTTTATATTTACAGAAGACCAGATAGATTGTGATTTATTTAAAGTAAAAGAGAAGTGAAGAAGATGGGACAGCAGATATACAATAGAAAAAATAACGAAAGAGAACCAAATGATTTTTATGTAACTCCTCCAGAGACTACACGAGCACTTATGGAAAGAGAAAAGTTTGATGGACTTATTTGGGAATGTGCTTGTGGTACTGGGGAGATGGCTGAAGTTATAAAAGAATATGATTGTATGGTTTTTTCGAGTGATTTGATAGATAGAGGATATGGTCGTGGTGGAGTTGATTTTTTACAACATCCAGATGAGGATGAGGTAGAGAATATAATTACAAATCCACCATATAAACATGCATTTGCATTTGTTAAAAAAGCCAAGAAAATTGCTACAAAAAAGATAGCAATGCTCTTAAAAATAACATTTCTTGAAGGTATATCAAGATATGAGATGTTTCAAGATACAGACTTTCCTCTAAAAATAGTATATGTTTTTTGTAGAAGACAAAAAGTAGCTAAAGAAGGTATGGAATTAAAAAATGCTGGTATGATTGCTTATGCATGGTTTGTGTGGGATAAAGAATATAAAGGAAAACCAATAATTGAGTGGATACCATAACACTTCAACAGAAATGTTTATATATATGATATTTTAAACGTTTGAAGTGATGTCAATGACTGAATTTAGATATTATAATAAACCGGTATGTCCTAAATGTGGAAAGAAGATGATAGATGTGAGAATGTTCTTCTCTGAATGGAAGGAAAGAAATCTTTCTGTGAGGTTTTATTGTGATAATTGTGATATTCATCGATGGGTTGTTATAAAAAAAGCAAATTTGACATTTGGTGATATATATGAATAGAAACACAAAAAAAGAGAATGAAGAAATATTAAACGCAATGACAGAAGAAGAAATAATGATGATGAGAAATAGATTTATCAATTTTTACTATGATGAAAAATTAAGACTTAAAGAGACCCTTTTTTTTATATCATTATTTAACAAACAGTTAAAAGAGTTTAAAAAGAAGGAAAACAAAATAAACAGATTTAAGAAATTGGAAGAATTCATAGACAGAACATACCAAAAAGTTTAAAAATGAGTGAGAGATTACTATCGTGATTAAAATGAGTTCAACTGATATTAATAATTATAGAGCATGTGATGATTGTAAAGGTCTTTTTTCTACTTTGAATCTAATAGAAATAGAGACAAAGAATAAGATAATAAATAAACTTATTTGTGATGAGTGTTTAAAAATAAGAAACAAAAGAGCATTTTTAAAGAGACAGAGAAAGGAAAGATTTAACACAATCATTGAAAAAGTGTCATAAAAAATTTACGCGTAGAAAAATTGGATTTTTTATTTTTTCAGAATAGATGAAAGTAAAAAATTCAATTTTGAAGTGTTTAGATGAAAAAAAGAGGAGAAAGAAATGAATTTTTTAACAACAAAGATACTGCGAAAGATTAAATGTAATTTTTGTACCAAAAAGACTATAAAAAAAGATAAGGGGAAGTTTGTCTGTACGAATTGTGGGATGATGTACGAGGAATGGGAGTTATGGGACATGGTTGATGAGGAAAACAAGTACAATGGGATATGGAAATATGAATATAAAAAATAAAATAGAGATAGAGATGAGATTTTCTGAAGATGTATATGATTGTTTTGAGTATTTAAAGGATAGATTTCCAGAACTTGCTCGAAGATTTATTTCATCATATAAGAAAAACAACAATACATGGATTTGTGAGTTTAAGACGGATTGATATCATGACAAGTAGTTGTAGTAGATGTGATAAACCGTTTCAAAGAGAACCAATTAAATGTGCTGTACATAAGGGATATATTTGTATGGATTGTGTTGGTTATGTTGATAGAGAAGGACATTATTATTGTTGGGATTGTATTGAGATAGGACAAAAATATGATGAATTTAAGGAGAATGAAATAAATGTATTATAAAAGCACAAACAATAGAGGTCAAAGCATAGAACTTTTTCATGTTGATTGTATAGAATTAATGAATAGCTGGGTAAGTGAATGTGAAACATGTAATGTTGGTATGTATGATGTTATTTTTGTTGACCCACCGTTTGGTATAAATTTTAGAAATAATGTTGGATATTACAATAGAGATAATACAAATGTTATAGAATATGAAGATATAAATCCAATAGAATATAATTATTTTACAAGAGAGTGGATTAACCTTGTGTCGTTTTTATTGAAAGATACTGGAGTGTTATGGGTTGTATCTGGATGGTCTAATATTGATATTATTAGGTCATGGGCAAGATATTATAAACTGTTCCTTATAAATGAAGTTATATGGCATTTTCCTTTTGGTGTTTTTCATAAAGGGAAAAAATTTATATCAAGTCATTATACTTTATCATTATTTGTTAAGAATAAAAAGAAATATTTTTTTAATTCTGAAGCATTTTTCCCATTTAAGAAAGGTAAAGGAAATAATAAAAAAAATTATGAAGATAGACAAGATGTGTGGATAATACCAAGAGAATATGTAAAGGGAAAAAAGAAAACAGCGACAGTTTTACCATATAAACTTATTTATAAAATGTTAAAATATACTTCTAAAAGTGGAGACATTTTATTAGACCCAATGATGGGGAGTGGAAGAACATTAGAAGTAGCATATAAGTTGGGATTGAATGTTGTTGGGATAGAAAAAAATAAAAAAACGTTTGATTTTGCATATGATAACCTTAAACATCTTTTTAATTAATTAAAAAAACTTAAAAGAAAACATTTATAAGTAACAAAAATAATAACAATATAAGAATTATGGAAGTATGATAGAATGGAAGATGAATTTGTTGATATAAGCGAGACTATTGGAATAAAAGAAGACAATGAAACCATAACTATAAGATATAGAGGAAAACAAGCCATAGAAGCTGTTGCTATGTTGAGAAGTATATATTTGACCAAGTATCATAAAGAACCAGAGTTTATTATTGTTGATGATGTAACATATCTTATGATTAAAGCAAATGTATTTAATCATAATGAAACATTCTTCTCACCAGATGATGTGTTAGACGACATTCTTGGAATGAAGATAATAAATAAGAATAATTGTATATCATTTACACAAAATGATATAACATTTATTGATAATAGTGATGGTGGAGAAGAAGATGCCGAGATTGGTTCATAAAGAAGGAAATATTATTATATATGGAGAAGATTCAAGAGTAATGTGTGAAGTTAATGATGAGTATGTAGATTCAATAATAACGTCACCTCCATATAATGTTAAGAAAAAATATATTGGTAAGAGAGAATATCATGATAATTTAAATGATTTTGAATATTTTCATATGTTATATGATATTTTTAAAGAATGTTATCGAGTGTTAAAGAAGGAAGGGGTGTTTTTTTTAAATGTTGGGTTTAACAGAGAAGATTTGAAAAAGGCATGGAAGGTTCTTGAAGTCGCTGAACAAGCTGGATTTATTTATTTTCAACCAATAATATGGATGAAATCATTTATGGGGAAAGGTCATTATAGCCCAAGTAAGAACCCAAAGCATTTTTATCTTAATTATGAATATATATTTATTTTAGTAAAAGATGAAAAGTTTAAATTAAATGCTAAAAAAATAGGTATTCCTTATACTGATAAGTCAAATCTTAAAAGATATAACCATTCTGTTGATTTAAGAGATGCTGGTAATGTATGGTTTATACCATATGAAACAAGAAATAAAGATAGTAGGATTTTATATCCATCTATTTATCCATTTAAACTTGTACAAAACTGTATAGATGTATTAGATAAAGATAATGGGATTATTTTAGACCCATTTTGTGGAGTCGGCACATCATTGATAGTAGCAGAGGATAATGGGTTTGATGCGATAGGATATGATGTCACATTTAATATAGAAGGATTCAAACAAAGAAAAAAAGGATATGAGAAGTGGAAAAATAATGAGAAAAACGATGAGAGATAGAGTTATAGAAACTATTAATAATCTTCCAGATAGATTCTCATTTAAAGATATTTTAGTTTCTATTAATATAGATAAGAATGATAACAGAAGGAGAACAATATATAAAATTCTTGGAGAAATGATGATTGTAGGTAAGATACAAAAAGCAAAAGTTATACTTGATGACCAAAAAAAGAGTTTGTATGAGAAGGTAAAAGAGGGGTGTTAAAGAGATGAGAATTTTAAGTGGTAAGAGAGCAGAGAGATATCAATATATACAACACATAGCAGATAAAAAACAAATATGTAATGATGGGATAATTTTAACATTTGGTGCGGTATTTGATGTATTAGATATACCAATGGAAAAAAACATAGAAAATATACGATATAAACATGTACAACCAATGGTAAAAAATGGAAAAGCTGTATTGATGACAAATGGAACATATCTATTTGGGATAAATGAAAAATTCTCATTAAAGATACATGATGGATTTTTAAAAACAGATAAAAAAGTATTTGGATATATTGTTCCTTTAGATAGTTGGATAAAAAGAGGTCATTCAGTTGAAAACAAAATAATTAACTGGGGGTTCGAAGGATATGATACTGTGTTAGTATCATATAATTATTCTGGGGAATTGTTGTTAAATATTCCTTTTGCAAAAGTTATGTTTATTGAATACGAAACTTTAGAATAGAATAAAAAAGAACTTAAGGAAACATTTATAAGGTATAATTGTATCTGTGAATTAATTTAAAATGTACAAAAAACATAAAGAAAGTGAATGAAAAATGGTAGATAAATACAAAAAAATTTTAAATAAGATAAGTCTTGAAGAATTTGTCGAGGAAGTACAAAATCAAGTGAATGCTAAATTTGATGCAGAGTCTCTCTCACAGATTGATAAAGGAAGGATAGAAAAAGTTGCTGAAGAAGTATATACGCATCCAATTTATTCAACAAAGAGGATTGTTACTGGATTAAGTAAAGCATTGCGTGATGTTGGAAAGACAATTATTAAGGCTGAAAAAATTGTAGAAGGATATTATATTGGGAGTCAAGACCAAATTAATCCGAGAAAAGAAACTGAACCAAGCAGACAATCAGTGATATTGTTTGATGATGAGAATGAGGAACTTGTAGAAGTTACAGTTTTTGGTCATGGTGCTTTGAGAATTATTGATGATTTAAAAACAAGCGAGAAAGGAGAGTTTGTTTTTGGAAAGAAATATAGAATGTATTGTAAAATCTATGAAGCTCATGGTACATATACTGGTGTATATATGAAAGAACTTGACAATGTCATGGATGTAGAGAAATTCTATACATTTTTAAAGACAAACGCACTTCAACCAAGCGAGATAACGAGAGATAATCTCTACAAAACTGTTATTATAACATCTGATATTAGATATGTATCTCCATTAGAAATAAGAGGAGAAGATAAATCTCAACCACAAAAGGATTTAGTAGTTGGGGGAGAAGTGCAGTATGATACTGTTACCGGTCTTCCTATAAAGGTATATCCTATTGTTGATATTGGATATTATCCTCTTGTGAGTGGGAGACTTGATGAGCACCCAGAACAACCATCATTTACGGCAAGAGTTAAACTCTGGAGAGAAGACGTCATTGAAGGGGATGATGAGGAAAAGAATTATACAGAACTCATGTTCTATCCACAGAGATTGGGACAGATACGTGTCTCTATTGATGGATTAAATGACCTTCTTGTAAAAGACAATATACTTGAGTGTCCTCCAACAGAACAAGTTGAGATATTCAGTGATGAGGTACTACAGAGAGAAATAATTGCAGTAGGAAAGGTCTCACAATTTAACAAAGACAACAAAGGACAGCCTATAAATTGGGTGAAGATTAATACAGTGTTACTCATAGATAACAAAAAGATGGAAGACAGTTTAGAAGGTGTAACAGTAGAACCAGTGACAGATAGTGTTGTTGAAGAAATAATATCATCTGGGGATTATGATAATCTTGGAGATGATAAGCTTAAAGAGTTAAGAGCAATTTTATCAGACAGTTCTGTTGCGATGCTTGGAGAAACAAACTACGATGAACTTAAACAGACTGGGAGACTCGAAAAAATCGAATGGTTAGACGATTCCTATCGTACAATTATCAATGATTTATTAAAAGAAGAGGGAAGATTCTCTCTTTAATTTTTTTTATTTATTTTGGTGATAATGATGAGAGATGTTAATGAAAGGAATAAACTTATTGGTCAGTTGTTATCTGATATTACAAACAAAATCGATGAAGCTAAAAATAGTTTTGAAAATGAGATGGAAAATATAGAAAAAAATGAAGAATTATCTAAAAGTGAGAAAGAAAAAAAAATATATATTAATGAGATAAAATATTTGGCTAAAAATGAAGTTATGAGAGATATTTACTCATCAATAGAAAATGAGTCAAAAAGAGTATTCTTAAGTATAGATGATATTATTGTTATGTTTATAAAAACAGTAGATAAAGAGTTAGGTGCATTAAGAAAACAATTATCTTTAGATTTTAGTAATGTTGTAAGAGCAATAGAAAAACTTGATAAAAAGTTGGGTAGAAAATGAGTGACAAAGAGCATGATAAAAAAAGTCTTAATATATTTGTAGCTAAATTACTAAAAGAAATAAGAATAACATCAGAAGTAAGCTATATGACAATGGATATTCAAACATCATTAAGACAAATAGCCAACTGTTTAACTTTTGAAATATTGAGAGATGAGTTGATGAAAGATGAGTGAAGTACAATTTAAGTCATCTGAACATATTATAACAAGAGAATTTGCATTGAAGAATTTTTTCTTTAAAGTTCTTGTATATGGAGAGACAGATATTGGAAAGACATATTTAGGTGTATCTGCATTTCTTATGGACAGAGAAAAAGAAACATATATGTTCATATTTCCAACTGATACAATTGAGAATGTTGAGGAAGTTTTAAAACAACTCTTAACGAAAGACCAATTAATGAGAGTTAATGCACCAAGAGATAATGAGGGGAGAATGGTATCATTAAAAACATATAAAGATATTATAAAAAGAATGGTTGAACTAACAAAATGGACAAAAGAAAATGAGGATAAGAGATTAGTTATACTTGTAGATAATGCAGATGGTATAGAAGAAATATATCTCAATTCTCATTTTGATACGCTAAAGTATGATACTCCGAGACCAACAGATTGGGGTAAAGCAAGAACAAGAATGATTAGAGAGTTTGTTATTCCATTAATGGATATGAAGGCTGATGTAATTTTTGTGAGTAGTGAAGAAGATATTTATCCAGAGAGTGATGACCCCTATTTGAAACCAACTGGCATTACAGATTGTACTCTTGGTGGTGGGAGTAAGAAAAGTAAAGATAAGTTTAAAAGAAAATTCAATCTTATATTTAATTTACAAAAGAGATTTGTAACAGACCCAGAAAGATTGTGTGTTGTAAATGTCATTAAAAAGATAAAGTTAGCAGATGACCCAAAGAAATGGATGAAAACAATAGAATTGTATGGTAATGATTGTAATGACATGAGAAGGATATATAAGGAAATATTATATAGACAAAAGGTAAGTAGAGGAGAGACAAAATAATAAAGATACGATAAACTCTTAATATAGAAACCCTAGTACTTCTTCGGAAGATGGGAAGTCTAACGCGTTAGCAAAGAGGTCGCTATATCTTTATTATAAGATGCGATAAACCTCATTATAAAAAAATAGGAGCTTGAAATCGCGGCATTTTTTATAATGGGGGTCGCAACATCTTTACTGTAAGATACGACAAACCTCATGCGATTGAAAAGATAGTAAGCTTGAAACCGACAGTCGGAGTTCTTTCAGAATGAGGGTCGCTATATCTTGTGGTGAGCATATGATTAACTTTGAACGGCTTTCTTCAATAGAAAAGAAAAGTGTATTGAAGAAGATTAAAGAAACTGGAAATTATAATAATATAACATATAAAGGAAAGAAGATTATATTTGGAGAAACAGTAGTGCTTGGATTTGTTTGTACAAATAATAAATGTAATGCTTTTCATAAATTTAATATTCATCCATCATCATTGAGATATGTTGTTGATAGACATCCATGCAGTAGATGTAATTCAGATAGTTATCTTAAATTTATTATGGAAGATAAGTTTGAAAAGAACATTGGAAGATATCTTAATAAAGGTGGAACATTATTAGAATATTTTATAGATGAGAAAACAGAAGAAACTATGGATGAATATTGAACTATTGAAAAAAGGGAAAAACTTATAAATCAAAAATTATATGTTGAGTTGATTAATATGATTGATTGGAATCAAGCACAGTTTTTTATACAACTATCAGTATATATTGGTATAATGGTAGGTACAGCAGTATATGTTTATATGAGAAAGAAAAAAGGAAAAGACAGTCCTCCAGAGTTAATGCAACTATTAACTGGACAACAAGAAGCGATTATAAAGTGGTTTTGGAGAGTGATGGAAGATGGACTTATAACTATTGATGAAGCCCATGAATTAAAAGAGTTGGTTGGGCAAGGATATAATTCTGTATTAAATATGATTATATCTCTTTATGGGATAAAAGATGAGCAATTAGCTGTGTTACAACCATTAAAACCAGACGAGATACCTCAAGTTGATGAGAATCCTCAAGAAGAACCTCAAGAAGAAGTTGTTGAAGAGCCTACATAAAATTAGAGTAATCTTCTTTTTTTATTACTTATTTTTCTTCTCCTTAATTTAGGATTATTTATATTATTATGAACAAAATTGTTTAAATCTCCAGTTAGACCAGAAAATTCGAAAAGATAGTCTTCTTTTGGGAGAGTGTTTTTTGATTTGATTTTCTTGTAATAGAGTGGAACTAAAACAACTAAAAGTAGAACAATACCAACTAATGTAGCAACTGATAATGGTGCGTTGTTTATAATATAAGAGATAAAAACAGATGGATTTTGAACGAATACCTTTATAACATTTAATAATATTGAAATGATGTTATATGTTATAATACCAATAATCCCATATTTCTTTGCACCGTTGAATAAGAGTTTGATTGCATTTTGTACTGCAATACGTAACTGCTCAACTTGGGCTCGTGTATTAACATGTTCCATACGTATGTCTGCTATCTCTCTTTCAATGAGAAACATTCGTTGAGAGGTGACACCATTTGAAATCTGTTTCACATACTTTGATACGGCTTCAATAACATTAATAACTTTAAATGGTTTCTCAACTACTTCCATAGCACCAGCTTGAAGCATTTCTTCTCTTCCTTTTGGGCTATAACCAGTAATACCTATAATCTTTGCTAAATTGTCAATCTGTAATATTTGTCGTATTGCTTCAGCACCACTCATATCTGGCATGACATAGTCCATAACAACAATATCTGGTCTATATTTATCATATAATTTAACAGCCTCCTTCCCAGTTCTTGCTTCCATTACTTCAAAATAATCACCAAGTGTGGGAGTGAGAATGTTAAGGACATTGTCATTATCATCTGCTATAAGTATGAGTTGTGTGCATTGCATAAACAAAATATATTTGCAGTATTTTATAAACATTTCGTAATAAATTATGTGGTTGAAAATACTTCAAAAGAAACATTTATTAATAAGGAAAGAGATGTGAGAGTACATATGTCCTACTATGATAAAATCCAAGAGAAAATTTATGATTTTATGCTTGGAGCTCAAAAATATGCAAATGCAAGAAGGTCACCATCTGGTTCGAGAGTATGGGATTGGATTGACTCTGAAGATTTTATGTCATTAAGATATTATAGACCGTTCTTTAGGACAGTTGAGGGAATAAATCATACAATGTTTGTTATTGATATAGATACAAAGATACCAGAAAAAATATCATCTCGTCTTGATGATGAAGAAGAGAGAGAAATAAAATTAAGAGCATTGTTAGGATATATGAATGTGTGGTTTAAAAACAATAAAGACTACAAATTTACATCATATATTTCTGGGACTGGTCTTTATCTTGTTCAGAAAATTAATGAGGTAATCGATAAAAGAAATTTAGAGGAAATAGTATGGTCTCCTCCAATTGATAGTTTTGATAAATATGACAATGAAGAAGAGGATAGAGGTTTATTTAAAGCATGTATTAAAAAGCTGAAGAACGAAAAACATGTATGTACAAGTAAATGTAATGGATGGCATAAAAGTGGATTACATGAGGTATCAAGATATGTAAATTATATGGGAATAGAAGTTAAATTAATTGTTGATTTACATATGTATAATCATAAGGGATACAGATTGTTTCGAGCACCATATTCTCCATATGTAAAATTAAGCAAACCGTATAGATGTATTCCACTTGTTTTTAATGAAGATAATATAGATATAAAAAGAGTGTTACGGTTAAGTGAAAGAGGAACAACAGATGTTCAAAATATTGTTGTTTACCCTTTTCAGTTTTATGATAGGGTTGAATTAAAAACAACATTTGAAACAAAGGTGAGATATGATAGGAAAAAACATAAAAAACTCACTCAAGTTGATTATAATGAATATAAGATGCTTAGAATCCCAGAACCAGAAGATACATTAACAAAAAATGATAATAAAATACTAACTAAAATGAAGGCTCTTTTTTCTGATGACCCCACAATTTGTCCTCCATGTATTTATAAACATTACATTGGGGAGACCGATAAATTTTGGTCGAAGATGGTTATTGTAAGATATCTTGCTAACAAAGGATTTAGTTTGAGAGAAGTTGCGTTGTTTATTAGATTTGTTCTCAATGATGAGGAGGATAACAATAGTAGAAATAGACATAAACTCTTTACATACCTTCCTCTTGCATTTGGAAAAATAGATAAACCTCATAGACCTCCCAGCTGTGCAAAAATGACAGAACCAAATGGAATTTTTCAAGCTGTAACACTCGATGAATGTGAAACATGTGGAAGAAGATATCCATTACAAGATATATCTTTTGATATGGAAAGAATTGAAAGAAAAAATATTTTTAAGAAAGTAAAAGAAATAAAAAATAAACCAACATTGTTAAATGATAATGTTTTTACAAAAAAAGATATACATATTATAAATAAGATAGTAGAAGATGAGAAGAAAGGGTTTGAGAGGATAAGAGAAATATTAACAGAAGTTCTCAACAATAAAAAACATTCAGAGCTTATAAAAACAACACGATGTGGGGTGACTACCACACTTATTCATCTTACGAAAGAACAAAAAAAGAGAATGCTTGTTGTTGCACCAACAAATGCGATAGCGTATAAGACGTTTCCAGAGGCATTAGAATTTGGAAAGAGGTTGTATGGGTTAGATATCAATGGGGCTATTATGTCAAGCAATGTTAAGTCATGTTTAAAACTTTCTATTGATATGAATAAGCTGTTTAAAAAGAAGAAAGACAACCCAGAATGGGGAGAAGCTGGTGTAAGATTTAATGATATGACTTTTCATTTCAAACCTCCATGTGTTACAGAAAACAAGGGAAAACCAGTATTTTGTAAATTTTATGAAGATTTATTTGATTTTCCTCATAGTGTTGATGATATTCCATATCCAGTTGGAATGTCTGAAATAACTCAACTTGGGGAAACATATGAAGAATGTGAAGGACTATGTGCTTATAATACTATTATGAACAACCTTATAAATTATGATGTTCTTTTTATAACATATGATAAATTAAATGCAATTCTTTCTGAAAGAAGTGATGAAACAAAAGATTTACTTAACTTTATACTTAATGAAATAGATGTCCTTTTTTTTGATGAAATAAGTTTTCTTGCACAAAAACCAAAACTTGTGATACCTTTGATTAATGAAAATATTGAAGGTGTTACAGAGGAATTTTTGGATAAGGTGAAAGAAGAAGCTACAACTATGGGGAAGATATATAAATATGAATATATAGAAAAACTACTTGATATTGTTGGGGTGTTTATTGGTCATCTTGAAACTGTTGTTTCTGATTTATATTTTAATGATAGTTTTAAGAAATCATTTTCTTATAAGATAAAGAATCCTCTTGATGAAAATGAGAGAGATTTTGTTATAAATTATTTTGGTATTTTTCACACATTATTAGAAAAATTTACGAAAGAGGAAAACATTTATCTTGAAAACCTTGAGAAGTTTGTTATCCTTATGCAAGAAAAAATATTTTATTTGAGCAATCATCAGACTCTTGATTATAATTTTGTCTGCACTCTTACATGTTCTCCTATTCTTACGTCTATTAGAAACTTTTCAAGACAGTTCGCAGAACTTTTTAATAAACAAGTATTAGTAACAGATGCTACGATGCCATATATAAAGATGAGTGATTTGCTTGGGCTTGATTTTAAGAGAGTTATTGTTGGAGACCCAAGAGGAACTAATAATTATCAACTCATTGTAGCTGATACAAAACGGTTACCAGTTGTGACTCTTGTAAATAGTAATAATAAAATGTTTGGTAATAAAAATTATATGGAGTTATATGAGTTTATTAATAATGTGTGTGAGACACATAATGAAAAAGATGTTATGGTTGTACTTCCAAATTCTGGAATTATATTTCAAAAAATAAAAAGTGCAAAGAAAAAGGGAATGATACCAAAGAAGGTTCAATTAACATATTATAGAAGCGATAAGACAATAGGAGTAGCAACGAAAAGAAGAGTCATGATAGCTGTATGTACCCCATACCCACCGAAATATTCATATATATGGTTAGCTAACTATTACAAAGATATAGGTTTATATAAAAATCAATCAATAGAGGAGTTATCAGAGAAGCTTGAAAACATGAATGCATTCCAGACGTTCTATCAAACTATAGGAAGGGTTAAAGACCCATCAAATAGAGTTAATTCGATAGTTTATTTATATGGAATAAGAGAAATAGATGTGAATAAGCTTCTTGAAGCAGATAAAGATATTCCAAAACCAAAAATTGTAACCATGCCAAGAGAAGGAAATAAGAAAAAAACAATAAATCTTGTCGGTACCATGTGGAAAGGAGATAGAAAAACAGTCTCAGAATCTACATTAAAAATGATTAATTATTTAGATAAGAGGCGTGGGAAAAAGATATATTTAAGCAAAATATTTAATGATTTAAAATTAAACAAAAAACAAGTATATGATATATTAAACACAGATAGAATGGTGCTTAATAGAAGTGGTATCATGTTATCAAAAACAAATAGGGGAACATATATTATAGAGATGGAAAATGAATTGAACATAAGTAAAATAAATAATACATATATGTAATGGAGATGAAAAAATATGTGGTTAATGAGTACAAAATATAACAAAAGTGAAAAATATGGACAGATACTTGTCTTCTTAAAGGATGATGGGGGTATAGAAGAAATATATTTAAAAAAAGTGCTACCTTATTTTTATACTGAATTGAATGAAGATGAAATAAAGACAGAACATTTCTTAAGAGAAGAATATTGGGATTTTAAAAATGACTGTTGGGATAAAAAGAAAGTTCATTCATTTAAAGAGATATATAAAATAAATCCAATAACAAGAGAGAGAACGAAATTAACAAAAGTTTCTGTTACGTCTCCATTTTATGTGACTAATAGAAAAGGGACTGGAATGTCTCAATATTTGCCTAAGAAGTTTGTTTATAATAATAGAGTTAAATATACTGATGTGTTTATTCAGAACACAGATTTAACAATGGCTATGCCATATGAATATAGAGATGGAAAAATAGTTCATGTTGTGAATAAAGAAGAAATAGAAAAACATGAGATTTTTAACCTAAAACAGCTACAACGATTTGATAAGAGGGTGTTTGATTGGTTTGTCCCATTGTTTGTTACACCATTCCCAACACTTAAGAACCACATAGTTGCTGTTGATGTGGAGGTAGACCATAATATGAGGAGAATAATTGAACCATTCAAAGCAACATATCCTATAAGTTCAATAGCATTTAAAACGCATGAGGAGGAGATATGTTTTGTTCTTGATGATGATGTAAGAAATGTTGAGAAAAAAGAAGAAAAAGAATATGGAGTGAAAGATAAAACTATTGTATGTAAGAATGAGAGACAGTTATTACAGAAAGCAATATCATATATGTGCTCATGTCCGCAAAAGATAGTGGTAGGATTTAATATAGATAGGTTTGATTTACCATATATTTATAATAGAGCAAAATTGTATGGGTTGAATGATAAAAGATTTTGGGCATATATACGAGAAACCGATGGGTCGATAGTTAAGGGAGTTAAAGATAAATTTCTTGTTGATTTATATCCATTTTTTAAGAATCCTTCTGTAAAAACATACGCTTTTAAGAACAAATATGATAGAAATAGCTTGGACTCTATAGCACAAGGATTGTTGAAAAAAGAAAAATATAAATTTGAGGGAAATATTAATACTCTATCAAAATATGAACTTGCATATTACAATTTAAAGGATGTGGAGCTAACATATAATTTATGTGTATTTGATGATGAGGTCATTATGAAACTTGCTATGATGTTTCAAAGAATGAGTGGATTAACATTTGAATCTGTGTTTAGAAGGAGAGTATCTGCTTTAATTATGAATATGTTAAATCAGTATATGACTATGAAAGACATGTTCTTTCCAAATAGGGTCATGCTTGATTCTGTTGGAGAAGCCAAAACAAAATCTATTATAGAAGGAAAGGGATATCAAGGTGCAAAAGTCATAGAACCAGTAAAAGGATTACATTTTAATGTCACTGTTCTTGACTTTGCTTCACTCTATCCAAGTATCATGGATACAAAAAACATATGTTTTAGTACTGTTAATTGTAATCATGAATCATGTAAAAATAATATCATTGAAGGGGCTGGACATCATATATGTACCTTGAGGAGAGGAATAATATCTGAACTTGTAGGGGCTGTAAAGGATATACGTGTTCATTACTTTAAAGATAGAAAGAAAGACAATCCATTGTTTAGTGTTGTTGAACAAGCATTAAAAGTATTTATAAATGCATCCTACGGTATCACTGGTGATGACCGCCTTCCGTATTTTGCTTCTCCAGTGGCAGAAAGTATAACAACTGAAGCTAGAAACGCATTAGAAACACTGATAGAGAAAACAGAAGAACTTGGAGTTGAGGTTGTAGCTGGAGATACAGATAGTATATTTATAAAGACCATAGATAAAAAAATAATTGATAAATTTATTATTTTTTGCAAAGAAAAGTTAAATCTTCAGCTTGGTATTGATTATCAAATGAGATTTATTAATACGTATAAAAAAAAGAATTATTTTGGTTATACTTTTGATAATAATAAAATAATAAAAGGATTGAGTGGTAAGAAGAAAAACACACCATTATATATTAAAAAATGTTTTGATGAGACAATAGATATTCTTAAAGAGATTACTGAAAAGAATAAAAAAGAAGCTATAGAAAAAGTTTTAAATACTGTAAAGAAATATTACATGGGACTAAAAAAAGGAACAATGATAACAGATATTAATGATTTTACTATAAGTACTGTTATTCACAAGAACATTGATATATATGAAACAGAACCAATTCATGTTAATGTTGCTAAACAATTATATAAATATATTATAAATAAAACAAAAAACGAGGGGATAAATATTAGAACAGTTGTACCAGAAGGGTCTGTTATTGTGTATGTAAGAACCATCCCTATTGGAAAGAGGAAGGCTAAACCAGTTGAGACGGTCACATTTAGTGATATAGATGTAGAGGAATATGAAAAGAGATTAATAAACGTCATGAAACAGATATATGAACCGTTGGGTATAACTGATGATGAAATAATAGGGATAAATCAAATGACTTTAATGGAGTTTTTAAAATGAGTGAAAATCTAGCTAACTTAATACGTGACATGTATGATGATTTATATTTTTTAATGGATTATGTTCCTAAATACATCATAGAGTTTGGAACAAAAACTATTGGAAAAATGTCAAGAGAAGAGATGGAGAGAAACCTTATAACAATTTTACAAGAGATGAAAAAACATGATTAAATTATTTGTAAGAAATGTATATACATATTATGAGGGAATAAATATACAAACACTGTCAGAAATAGAAAAGATAATGCAATATAGAGACCCAGATTGGATACATAAATATAGATATAATGTTCAAAGGATGAAAGAGAAAGTTAGAAACTATTATGACTTGAGAAGATTAGAAACATATATGGCAAGTAGTGGATATATTTCTCTTCTCGATAGAAAAACAAAACGATTTCCAACTGGGTTTTTAGAACAAGTCATCATGAAATTGAAGATACTTAAGCTTCAATATATGATAATAGATGAAAAGAAGAAGCCAGAAGAAAAGATAAATTTAACAGCATATAAACTTAAATTATATCCTAATCAAAGAAAAGTATTTGAGAAAATGAAAGGAAAAGATTTTAGGTGTATATTAGATGCATCAACCGCATTTGGAAAAACAATTATTGGATTAAATATAATAGATTATCTTAAAACTCCAACACTTGTTATTGTCCCTACTGTTGTTATTAGAGACCAATGGGAACAGCATTTTAAAAACATTTTTCTTAATTGTTCTGTTAAAAAATATGGTAGCGGAAGGATGATTGTTGATGAAGATGGAAAAGATGCTGTTCTCATATCAACGTCACAGCTTTTAATGAGTGTATTTAATAATACAGCTAAAACAGATAGTATAAGAAAAAGAAATAAAATGTTACAAGAGTTCATCTATAGAAAGGTTGGGTTATTAATATATGATGAGGTTCATCTTGCTGGGAGTGAGACTGGTGTATTTATTCTTAATAATGTTCAGTGTTATTATAGAATTGGATTGACTGGTAGTTTTAATAGTAGAGAAGATAATAGAGATTTAGAGTATATTTCTCTCATTGGAGAAAGGGCAACATATGTTTCTCCAAGCGATTTGATAGAAATAGAAAGGGCGGTTAAACTATCTATAAAATTTTATTCGGTTGACCCAATAGGGTTTGGAAGATATTCTAATTATGATACTGTTATCAATGTAGCTATTATTAATAATCATCTTCGTAATGAATCTATACTTGATTTAGCATATGAAATGATAGAGGAAGATAGACAAGTTCTTATTCTTGTTGATAGGATAAAACATGCAGAGATTCTTGCAAATATTGGTGATTTTGAATATACAACAAGTAAAGACAAGGAAAGAAAAGAAAAGTTTGATAGATTTAGAAGTGGGGAGTTATCTGTATTAATTTGTACAACCAAACTTGCTGGTATAGGATTTGATATGCCTCCTTTGAGTGCATTAATACTTGCTGGTGGCGGTAAATCAACAAACAAATTTGTTCAATCATTAGGGAGGGTACTAAGGATAAGTGAAGGAAAAACTGATGCGAAAGTTATAGACTTCGCAGATAACTGTAAATATTTAAGAGACCATGCAATTAAAAGGCTAAAAATATATAGAAATGAGAGACAGTATAAAATAGATGTGAAGGGAACATATTTGGAGAAACATATGAGGTGATTAAAATGAATGTTGAATTAAAAGTTTTAGTAATAATAGGAATAGTAATATTAACAATACAAATAATTGACCAAATAATTTTTCCTATTATTCGTTATTTATATGATAATATTAGTTATTTATACAAAATTATTTATTATTTGTATAATAAAAAATGGAGAAATAAAAAATGTACTTGAAAAGAGATAGAACTAAAAACGACTGGTGGAATTGGGTTACATATATATATTGTCATAGATGTGGTGATTTTGTAAAAGATTGGCATTCATATGAGATAAAAATAGGTGATGATAGATATGTATATAAATATATTTGTAATAAATGTAATAATGTAGCTGAAGAGTTTTTTTATAGTAAGAAGGAACAAAGGTTACTTACAAATGATGAGATAATAAAAATTAAAATGGGCGAGAAATAAAATGAAGTTAAGAAAGATTAGACATATAGATAAAAAATATCTTACAGATTTTTCTGTAATGGGTGGAACTAAATCTATTGACCTCTATGTTGATTACATAGCACAAAAAGTAGATGAACTTATAGATGTTGTAAATACACTTGTAGATAAAATACAAAGATTGTAGAGATTGTATAGATTATAGAGATTACAAAGATTAAACACATAGAAAGGTTTATATAGTTTGAAGAGGTTGATAAGTTATGTGTTACAATAGAGAAGATTGTGATAATTTCACACCGTCACCGTTAAATAAGACAGTTTGTCTGATTCATTGCTCGAGAAATCCAGAAGTAGCTGAAGTTGCTTTTGCTCATGATTGGTATAATCCTACAAAAGGTGAGAGAGTTATGAAGGTTATAACATTACGAGAGGAAGGAACTTCTATAAAAGAAGCAAGACTTACTGAAGAATTTGACGATGTGGATAAATTTATAAATATGATGAATGAAGAGAATAAAGTGAAAATAGTTAAAAGCAATATGGATTTGAGAGAGAGTGAAAGAAAAGCTATTGTTGAGGCTGAAGGCGAGTTATTACAGAAGCCAGAGAGACCAAAAGAAGAAGCTATGACGTTAGACCCAAAAGAGGTCATGGTAAATATACAACAGAAGATGAAAGAGTATGAGGAAAAAGTTATTTCCGAGTCTGTTATAGAACATGATGAGGAAAAGATACGAGAAAAGATACAAAAGATACAAAAAGATTTGAACAGAGAAAAAAAAGATGTTGAGGAATGTCCATATTGTGGAAGAAGCTTTAAGAAATTGTATGCTCATTTACGATTTTGTAAAAAGAAACCTATTGAAAAAGATGGTGAAGAATGATGTGTTTGTTTAAGAGAAAGAAAAAAAATAAAAAGAAAGAGAAAAAATATATAAGAAATGATTTGAAACAAGAATTAGATAGAGACTCAAAGGAAGAATTTCCAGTTTATTGTATGGCTCTCACAAAGAAAGGCACAAGGTGTAAGAATAAAGCTGTAAAGGGTTCTCCTTTTTGTTATATTCATAATGCTATGTATAAATAATAAGGGAAAAACGATATTATGCCGTACAAAGTTTGGTTATCAGATGATGATTACGCCCTCATACCAAGAGTTAGTGATGTTGTAAGTGCAAGTCAATGTGAAATGAGTGCTTGGTTAAACCCAATCAATAAACAAAAAAGGTATAAGAAAAGAATACCAATAACACATGAAAATAATTTGTATGCTTTAAGGGGAACATTGGCTCATCATAGGATAGAAAATGAATTAAGAAAAATGTTAGATTTGCCAAAGAAACAATTAGACCTTACTTATGGAGAGAAAAAGTTATATGAAGAGATGTCTGCTGATGAGGAGTTAAGTTATGAGACAAACAAACATATTGAAATAAGTATGGATAATTTTTATGATTTTATTGGAGATAAAAATGTTAGACCATTAGTTCCAGAACAATCTATAGTATATATAAAGTATGATAAGCAAGGTAAAGTTCTTATAGAGGAAAGTCTGAAAGGGACTATAGATTTGATAGGAGAAATGGAAACTGAAAACGGTTGGGAAACAGTGCTTATAGACTGGAAAACATCGACAACATTTAAAGATTCTTCGTATCAATTACAGCTTACTGGGTATGCTTTTCTTATGGAGGCGTCTGGTAAATGGAAAGAATTAAAAGAAGACGGAGTCATGAGGTATCCAAAGAGTACATGGGCATTTAAAAATGGAAAATATGATGTGGAAAGAGCATTATGTGTTGTGTTAGGAGATGGAGAGAAGGGGTATCAATGTAGATGGTATGATACCTCTAACAAGGAATTTTTTCGTTTCTGGAAGGTTTTCAACAATCCTAAAAAGACACTCAAATCGCCGATGAATGGGCGATGGGGAGTAAAAATGTATTGTATGTTTTGTCCATATAAAGGAACTGAATGTCCATTTTATAATAGGTGGGTAGAAAAATGATTCGATATATAAAGATTGTAAGAGAAAGACAACAAGGAAAGACTGAATGGTGTATAAATAATGCTATAGATGAGGCAAAAAAAGGAAAATCTGTTTTATTTTTAGTTCCAACACAAGAGTTTCAGAGAGAAGTCTTCATACGTATACTTAAAAGAGATTGTATTGAGGCACATACTAAAGGAGAAGTCCATGTTTATAACAATAGTAAAAAAGTAGGAATAATAATAATAAAAAAACTTACTCCAAGAAGTGTTAGAGGAATACATGTAGATGTTATTGTTTCTGATGAAGCTAATATTGTATCTCCTCATATATTGCTTGTTGATTTATATCATAATTTCAAAGGAAATGATGGGATAATTTATGAAGCCTTACAGAAGTGGTGAAAATGAGTTTCGATATAATTAGAGTTGCAGATATAAGGAAAAAAAATATTCAAAGAAGAGAACCAATAGCTAAGCCAATTATAACAAATTTGTTAAAAGATAAATTTGGAATGGCGTTATCAAAAGAATATATATGTGAGAATACCGGTTTTTGTTATACAACTGTTCATAGGGTGATATTAGAACTTATAGAAGAAGGTAAAGTTGTTAGAGAACTGGTAAGAGGACAAAAAAAACATTTTTTTACATGGATTGGAGAATGATATAGATGACTAAGCTATTGGAAGATATATTAACTAAAGAATACTTGTTAGATTGTATAAGAAGAGGAATGACACAGCAAGATGTTGCTGATGAGGTTGGAAGACTATTTAATAAAAGGATTTCAAGACAATCTGTTTTTTATTGGATGAGGAGACATGGATTACAATGGGGAAGAAAGGTGTATGAACCGGTCTCGTTAGATGTCGAAGCAATTGTAGAGGCTACAAATCTCGTTGATAAAGTTATATCACAAATAGGTGATTTTAAAAATTTGAATAATATTATAAGACAAGAAAACAATGATGTGTTGTTTTTAGCTATAGGTGATGTACATGCTGGTGCTAAATATGATAGAACTGGTAGAATAAATTGGAAAGATGTGTTATCTGAAAGATTTGGAATATTTAGAGATGAGGTTGAAAAAAAATTAAGAGATATAAATCTTATACCATCAAAAATTATTATCTGTCTTTTAGGAGATTTAGTGGATGGATTTGAAATATATCCAAACCAAGCAGAAATGTCCGATACTATTGTTTCTGACCAGATTGACTTGTTATTAAAAGAGCTCATTGATACAATATTATATTTATCTGCATTTACAAAAGAGGTAAAGATATATGCTGTACAAGGAAATCATGGAAGAATAAGTAAAAGAAGCGAAATAAATAATTGGGATAGTGTTGTTTATGTTGCATTAGAAAGAATTATTGATTATATTACTAAATCTCAAAAAGAAGATGAGATAGTAAATATATCTATAACAAGAGTAAATAAATTTCTTTTGCAATTTCAAGAAGGAAAATGGAAATATCTTATTGGACACGGTCATAGATTATTAACAAAATCTTCTTTAGGTAGTGTAAAATATATAAATAATATGGTTATAACACGAAAATCTTTAGGGTTTGACCATAATGTTTTTATTATGGGACATGTTCATCAAACACGATATTGGTGTAATGGTGATAATAGTTATTATATTTCAAATGGTACTATGTATGATAGCGAACATTTTTCAGAAACTCTTGGTCTTCCATCTGATTTGAGGTTTGTTGCATTCACTTCAAATGATAGGACTCCAGTAGATATGTTGTTTTTTATACCGCTTGTACCAGAATCATATTATAGGAAGAGAAAAAACTATCTTTTTTAATATCATGTTAAACTGATACTAAAAATAAGGCATCAAAACCTCACGCTAACAAACGTTTTGTGTTCCATGTATATAAATACACACAAAAAAACAAAAACTTTCGTTAGAATTAGTTTTTCTGATTTCTCTTTTTATGTGTTAAGAAAAGATTTCTTTGTTCTTGCTCTCTTTTTGTTGTTTTTGCTCGTTTTTCTTTTCGTGTTGCAAGTAATTCTTTTAATGAACGAATGTAAGTATTTTCTGTATCTTTTAAAACTTTATAGAACTCGCGTGCTTTATTTTGACCATCTTTTGTATTAAATAAAGAAATGAATTTTTCTGATGTTTCAATAATATACATTCTTCTCATACGTAAGAAATTTTGTATTAATGGAAAGATAAGCAATCTATCTAATCCTTCAACATCTATGCCCTCATCACGAAGAGTGTTTATAATTGATGTAACAAAATCTTTTTCGAATGGGCATACGGCATCATCGTTTCCTCTTTTTGGACAATCTGTAAAGACACAAGCACCGCATTTTTGTAAATATGGTTTAACCATTTTATTCATATTTAAAACTTCTAAAACACCGTCTTCTTTTTCAATGAATAAAAAGTTATCTTCAGTTACTTGAATAGCCTCATCTATAACATCTTCTAATAGATTTTTATTGTTTTTATTGTCCAAAATAACCACAATACTTATAAAACAATTTAAGTATTTAAATTTTGTGGAATAATGAGTTCAATAAATATGATTACAGAAGAAGATATGGAACATTTTTTTGTGTCTCCATCATATTTTTCTGAGAAACTATTAAACATGAGGTTACATTGGTATCAAAAAGAAATGCTTAGTGCTATTGTAGAAAGAAATGATTTAGCTATTTGTTGCTCAAGGCAAATTGGAAAAACAGAAGCTATGGCTATAGGTGTTGTTTGGTTTGCTGTAACGAGACCAGAAAGCTTGACTGTTGTTGTGTCACAATCAAGAGACCAAGCAAAAGAATTTTATTATCGTGTTCTTAATTTGTTTAGAAAACATCCAATCCTTTTCAGTCTTATAGAAAAAGAAACCCAATCAGAAATGATTTTGTTAAACGGTGCAAGAATAATGAACAGAGCAGTTGGAAAGGAAGGAGTATCAATACGAGGATTGCCAATAGATTTGCTTGTTGTTGATGAGGCAGACTTCATACCAGAACTTGTTTTTAATGCAATAGAAGCAACTCAAGCATCAACAGATGGAAACATTATACTTATTTCAACACCAAACAAAAAAAATAGTACATTTTATAGATATTTTCAAGATGGAATGAAAGCTAGAAGAGAATATGAAGAAGGATTAATAGATAAACCAATACATGAACTTTCTGAAGACGATGATAACGAAGGGACTGGTTTCATGGCATTTCATTATGATTATACTGTTGGGCTCGAAGCAAAACTTCCAAATGGAAAACCTCAGCTTTCTATGAGAGTTATATTGAGAGCAAAAAGAAACAAACCAAAATATCTTTTTGAACAAGAATATCTTGCTGTGTGGTCTGAAGACATATCTGCATATTTCAATTCTCAGTACATCAAAGATGCATTTGAGAGCTTTGAGGAGAATGGATTTACTCTTTTAGAGAGAGGAGAGCCAAACAAAAGGTATTATATGGGTGTAGATTTTGCGAAACAAAAAGATAAAACAGTTGCACTTGTTGTGGAAAAGGTGTCTGAGGCAGAAGTAAGAGTTGTTCATATTTATGAGGCTGAAGGAAGAGATTGGGACAGTCAAATAAGAGATTTAAGAGAAATAGCATTAAAATTTAATATTGTAAAGGCATATTTTGATGAGAGTGGGTTAGGAGATGTTATTGTAGATTTAGAAAATAAAAATGATTTGTCTCCATTCTTTGGGAAGATAGAAGGAATAGTATTTAGTATTAAAACAAAAACAGCTATGTATGGTAATTTGACAAGATTGTTCGGAAATAGATTAATTTCTATACCATATCACAAAAGACTCATAGATGAACTTATTGACCTTCAATATGAAAAAACAGAAACATCTGAATATGTTAAAATACACGCACCGTCTGGTCAATTTGATGACTACCCAGATGCTCTTGCTCTTGCATGTATGTTTACCATAAAAATGACAATCGATGATATCGCAAATGCTATAGTTAAAGTATCAAAAATGAAGAGAAGACAAATTGTAGATAGAAGACCAGATTTAATAAAAGATGATGGTAGTATGGATGCACTTAATGCTCTTGGAAGAAAAAATAAAAAGAGAACAAGAAACTTTATAGGAAGAAAGATGAGAATACGGAGATATGTTTAATACCACTCTTTAACTGCTAATCCATAAAATCTACAATAACTATTAGATAGTGTAGCTGTTCCATCTTTAGTAACTTCGAAAAATATTCTATATCCTTCATTTCCACTTATAGTTTCTGGTGTTAGTGTTATTGTTAATGTAAAGGTTGTTGGACCGAACGTACATGATGTTTCAGTTGTACAACTATCTGATAAAGAATCATTTCCAATGCCAGTCCATGTACCAGATGTCGTTCTTTTTTGTAATGTTATTCTTGCAGTATAACCAGCTGTTCCACCATCAACTTCTCCAGCCATAACTCCTTGTACTTGTATTGTTTTTGTTTTAGAGCTTAAATCTATATATCCATATCCAGTTGCTGAGGCAAGTGTAATTGTTGTTTCTAAATAATCATCTGTATTTTTGAAATTAAGGTTAGATATATTTCTATATCTATTTCCATACAAAGATATATTTCTCCAAACACCGTTTGTTATTGTTACATCTGCAAATTGAACAGTATCTGATGTTCTAAGAGATTGGTTTATATCTGTTATTGTCGATGTACTATGATTGTGGCTATCATCTGTTACAGCAATATCATTAAATGCTATATCTGAAGTTCCATCAAAACTTTTAGATGTTGCAGTAACATCTCCAGATAAAGAAAATGTTCTCGCTGTTGTTAATTTATCTGCTTGTGATGCAGATGATGCGTTTCCACTTACATCTCCAATTAAATCTGCCATAACAGTAACAAAAGATGGACTTGAACTTGTAAGTAAATCTTGGTTTATAGTAGCTAAATAGTTATGTGTTATTGGGTCTCCTTGCCACGTTCCAGTAACTATTGTTCCTACACTTGTTATTCCAGTATCTCCAGATAAATCTAAGCTTGATAAAGTATGGTTATGTTGGTCATCCACAACTGTAGCTACGAGTGTTGCGTTTCCACTTCCATCCCAAGATGATGATGTCCCAGTTACATCTCCGGAGAGTGTTAATGTTCTTGCAGTCTCCCATGCAGTAGCTGTATCTGCATTACCAGTTACATCACCAGTTATGTTCCCAGAGAAACCAGCTGTAGAAGAAATCAATCCAGTTACATCGAGTGTTCCAGCTATAGTAGCATTTCCACTTGTTGCATTAATAGTCATTTTATTTGTATTAACAGAAAAATCTCCAACAACATTTGTTGTACTAGAACAAGTTAGAGACCCAGATATAATTGTTGAGGGTGTTATAGTTAAAGTTCCACCACTAAAATCATCTATAGTATTAACATATAATATATCTGAATCAGCTTTTATCGTTGTTATATCTTTGATAAGCATTCCTTCTATTGTAACACCAGAATCTGATGTTTCTTCTGTTATTGTATCTACTTTTATAGGCAAATAAAATGTTATTTGATTATAATCCATAAGTGTTGATAATGCTCTTAATTGAGAATCACCATCTCCAACATAAAAACTTAAACTATGACCATATTTAGGTCTATATTTATTTGATTCCACTTCATATTGATGTGCAAGTTGAACAACATTTGATAATGTTGTTCCAGTTTTATCTACTGAACATATAACTAAATAGGTATCATCTATTGATGATAGAGAAGTTGATATGTCCCAAGAGAACGACTCTGAAGACCCATCTCTTGTTGAACTCTCTGATAAAGTGCTTGTTTTTATTGAAACAAAATTTGTTCCTTCAGAAAAACTGCTTTCACTAAACACTTTTTGTGAAGACATAACTGCTACTCTACCAGCAACTACTGCTTCAGCTGGGTCTGTTCCGCTTATATCTATGATTAACTGATTTGTATTAAGTGATGCACTGAATCCTCTAAAAATAACATTTCTTGTTAATCTTCTTTCATGGTCTTGAAAGTATCTATATATTGATTGTAATATACCATCTGGATTTCCACCAGAATAATTAAAATTTTCATATGCATTTGCATAATCAGAAGTTGTAAATTCTGTGTCGTATCCGGATTGTGTTATTTTATTTACTAATGACATTTTTTCACCTATTATGATTTTAAAATATTGAGCTCAAAGGCTCTGTCTTGTATTATAAATGGGTCGTTTCGTTCTATTTTCATGGTAAATATAACTCCTATAGGAGATAAACTTTTAATAAACGTATATAATAATGATAAATTTGTTTCTTTACTCCAGTACTCGTAAGTTTTTCTATCTGTGTCAGACCCAGATGGAAGAGAAATTTTTATTTGAAAAAACTCATCACCTATTTGTGTTTCACTTATAAAATTCTTTTTATATTGTTCTTCTGTGTTTATTGTAACAAAATTATATGAGCCCCCAGATACAAAATTATATGTTGATTCTGTATATGGATTTAATATAGATATTTGAGTATCTTTATTAAATTCATCATTATTTATAAAATAATATATTGCTGTTCGTATCTCATCTTCAGTTGCACCTATGATTGAAAAATTGTTTAGATAAAATAATCTATTTATGTAACTTGTATCCGGCTCGTATAGAATTCTATTTATTCCTACATTTTTTCCTATGTTTTCCAAAGATTCTCCTATAGCTATCTCCCACATTTCTCCATATATTTTTCTATAATTTTTTATTATTTCTATTATATCATCTAATCTATATTTTTGTCTATCTATAGCTTGAGTGAGTTTATAAAGATTTGAATTTTTATTATGACCAACAAAATATGGAAACCTTCTTATTAATCCATATATTTCAGAATATAAATATTCTTGTATATTATCAACGTCATTACCAGCAATTTTACTCATTAATCAACCACCACAGAATTAGATGTTATAGTTAAATTGTTTAAAACAATAATTTCTGGATATCTCGCATATAAGTCAGCCTCAATATCTTTGTCATTATCGAAATATTCTGAATTATCTTGTATATTAAGAGTTGTTCGTATATTCATGAATCTATTAACCCAATCTGTACCAGCACCAGCATTAGATATATCTGTCCATCCACTACCTTCATCTATCATAACACTTGGATTTCCAACTGGAGTTATCTCATCACCAGCCTTAGACATATAGACTTTTACAGATTCAGTTCCGCCGGTGTTTCCAGACCAATTTTGAATAACTAACCAAAATAGTTGAGAGGGGTCATCTGTCCCATTCCCAGATGCTAATGTCAATGGAGATGAAAATGTAACATCAACTTCTAATAGACCATCAACAGCATCTGCATAAGTTAAAATATATCCAGTATATCCCCCTATTTTTGTTGTTGGTTCTGTAGCTCCAGAGTAAATATCAATATCACATGTTAGTCCATCAGATGCACTATTTATTTCTAACCAAAACCTAACACCATTTATTTTATCATATTTAACATAATGATAATCATAAATTAAATTATCTCCATCAGAAAGATTCCTTCCCACAATATCACCATTTGTGCTATCTATGGCTTTATACTCATAATTAACAAGATTTTCACCATCACTATAATCTATAGTATATCGTGGGTCTCGTATCCAATTACCATAGGAATCTTGTATAGCCAAATAAGTCATAGGATATTTTTGTTGAACACTTTTTTCAACATATCCAGCATGAGCTGTTTCTGGGTAAGCATAAGCGTCTGCACTATCATATATTTGGTATCGTTTATAGTTTTTCGTTGTACATTGAAATCCTTGTGCATATTTATAGTCTGTCGTTCCATTGACAACTTGATATCCAGCATTAGAACTATCAAACTCATATGGGGTATATGAATATACAGAAAATGTTAAATCATTTATTATAACATTTTCTAGCTCTGGTGATTCTCTAAGAATCTCTTTTAAGAGCTGACTTTGTTTAAAATCTTCACCTATTTCTAAACTATTTATATAGTTTGTGACTGTAGTTGATACGGTATTTTCAATCTCAGTTTTGTTTGACCAATAATTTGTTGGTATATATATATTCAAATCAACATCAATATATACTGGATATGGTCTTGTTACTGTGAATGATGTGCCAATTGGTTTATAGTTTTCTATAACATTTTTCACATCTTGTAAATCATCTTTACTTATAAGTTTAGTTCCTTCCCCAACAACAAACACATTAAACGTGCCTATAGATAAAAGTTTATTTTCTTCCCAATCTTGAACCTTAGCAAGTGATATTGAAGATAGATTTTCTACAGCATTTTTTATACTATCCTTTCTTGCTGTAACGGTTTTTGTAGTTGTTGCGAGTATTCTTTTTCTTAATTCCTCATCACTTTCCTCATCAGTACCATCATCAAATAGATTTTGAACACCATCTACATATGGTGGATTTATACATGTATATGTTGATGATATCTCAGAATCAAGAGTATCGCTTTGATATATTTTTGTTATAGTTCCAACACCAACATTTTGGTTTTTTCCAACATCAGTTGATTCTATAAATATTTTTTTTGTTTCTCCACTTGCTATCTCATAAAATTCAGAACATCTAAACAAAACGGCATCTGTTGTTCTTTCGGTAACAAACACATTTGATGGACTAATATTTAAGTTACTTGTCCCATTATTTGTAACAACTACATATCCTTTTGATGTAGTTCCAGAATATCGTGTTAATCCATATAAGTTTGCATGTACATCTATAAAATCTCCAGTTGCAGTACTAATATATGACTGCCCATTTATTACATCTAAAGTATTATATATGTTACTCATCATTGTTGATACAGAATCAACAAGAGTTCTTGCTAATGTACCCTCACTAAAATTTGTTATTTGACTTACTTTTGAACTATCATAATATCTATATGTTACATAAAAAACTTCATTCTCTTTAAAAATATTATCTTTTAAAAATTCTATACCATCATAAATTGCTGTTCCAGCCCAATGTGAAGTTGAATATGCATTGTCTTCTATATAACTTGGTGTTCCACCATCTACCCATAATTGATAATCTTCTCCATCTACAAGTGGGTCTATCCCATTTATCGTTTTTTCATTGTCTATATAATTCTCTTCTGGTGTCAATCCGGATATATATAATATGTCTATAACAACTGGAGACCCTTTTTCAACTGAAGCAGAAAAACTATACGTTGATGTTGAATGAATATATGTTATGGGCTCGTTTTCTACCAATACAATTCCATCTCTTACTTGAGATATCAACTCATCTAAAATATCGTTTTTTGTTTTAATATTTATTTTCATTATGTAGCACCAAGATTTATTATTATATTTCTCAAAGATTCCCCAGTTACTGTTTTTAGTTCTAAATTAAAATAAATTGTATCATCATTTATTTCTGAATCTATTTTTGTAACAGATTCTATTAACTCTAATCGTGTTACCTTTTCAATCATAACAGCTTTCATAAGTTGAATATATTCTTCTTGCTTTACACTATTATATAATCCAAGCAAATCTTCCAACCGTAAAGAGCCAACACCATATACATCTTCATATTCTGTCAATAATACTGTTAAACATACTTGTACAACTAAATCTGTTAGTTCTTTTAACTTTCTTCCAACAACTATACCAGTAACATCAATATCACCATTTGGAGCTATCGCTATATCGTTACCATTTATATCTATTTTAACGTCTTTACCATAGATAATTTTATATAGACTCAAGAACTCTTTAAGCTCTTGTTCTGTCATAGAATCAGCTAAACTCATCTTATTCAAAAAAATAATTGCCTTACCCATTTAAAAAGTTTATGGTGTTTATTTCCTCTTTTTATGAAAGTAGAAACAAACATATATAATCATTAATGATAGTAAATTAAATAGATAATATGATGTTTCTGTTGTTTTAATATAGTCGCTATTCTTAATATCATAATAATTTAATATATATATATATTCTAACTCATTTGTAACTGTATCATATAATGTTTTTATTTGATTGTTATTGTTTGTTGTATTTATTAGAGAGTTACTAAATGTTCTTTCTATTAACAGAGGTAATCCAACATCAAAAGAATAAACCCAATTTTCGTTTCTTTCAAGTGTTATTTGTATATTAAAGAAAGACAAAAAGTTATAAGAATCATTTTTAATAGAAAAATGATTTTCTTGTTTAATATATAACGTCTCTATTGTAATATTTTTACATTCTTGATTATCATAAACAAAACTATTTGTACTATAAAATCTTTCTTTTATTTTTATAAGTAATCTTAATTCTAATATTGTATCTTTTGTGACGCTACCATTTATAAAAACATTATAATATTCCATTGTCTCATAAGCATATCCAGTTGATATTGTTTTTATTATTTCTATATTTGAAAAAGTTCTGTAAAACATTATAGATAAATTATCTATTTTTGTTGAGTTATACTTTAAGTCTACAGTTCCGGTTACTTTATATTCAAAAGGCAAGTTCCCTCTTGCTGTGTAACCATTTGTTACTATATTAGTTATAATAAAATTACTTAAACTAATATTTGTGTTCGCTGAAACAAAAAATTCTTTATTAATAATTTCTAATATTAAACCATTTTCTATATCATAATTGTTTTGGGTAATAATATTTATAGGTATTTGTTCAACTGAACCCAAAAATTTTCTTGATGTTACATTATATATTATAGTTGTGTCATCAGATAACAATAAAGAAACATCGTTTAATTGTTTAACATCATTTTTTATTATATAACTCCAATCATCTCCTACTTCTATTTCCACTAAAACTTCTCCATTTACCATTATTTGAGATAATAACATACTAACAATAAAAAGGACAAAGAATTTGTTTTTTATTTTATTTCTAATCATTTTTATCTATAAAACAATTGTTTTTCTCATTTATAAATATTTCTATTAGTTATAATTTTTATGTTGAATAATAACAGTGAAGTTGAACGAGACTTAAATCGAAATCTCCAGTTGTTGAAGATAAAACTATATCTATTCTGACAGCAACCATACTATAGGAACTAAAATCTATTGCAGTAAAGGATTTTTCTATTTCTTGTGGTACAGTTACATCAGTATCATCATACCATTTTTCTGTTGCACTATTCCAATTAACCCCAAATATCGACATTCTTGAAATATAGTCATCACTATCAGAATCCATTAATCCTACACGTATACCATCTATATATAGTTTTTCTGTTGCCCCACCAATACCTTTTCTTTGTGTAGGTAACAATAACCAAAATGGTAATTGAGGGGTACCAGAAGTACCAGTACTAGTCAATCTTACACCATATCCACGAATAAGTCTATTTACATTGTTTTCTACAACAAATGATACTGGTTGCCAAACAGCATTAGTTGAGCCATAATAAGTTCTTCCATCAGTTCCATAATCATGAGAGTGGTCAGAACGAGAAACAGTAGTAGCACTACCAGAACCAGCAAAGTCTTTATTAAATGCAGTGTTTTTGGTGAATGCTGGTTCTAACCCAGCTTCTGATGCTGTCTGATTAATCCATTGTGATGTTGCACTATTATAAGCAAGGATTTCGTTGTCTGCTGGTGATGATATTGTTACGTCTCCTATATCATTTATATAATCAGTTATTGATATACTCCAAGAACTTCCACTATAAATATAATGTACATTTTCATCTTCTACCCAAGTTATCATTCCCTCACTTGGAGATATAAAAACCCATCCATCTTGATATTCTGTTATGTTATTTTCATATCCAGTCCAATCTCCAGTTGCTGTTGCTATTATTAGATAACGGTCTCCATTTGTAGGACTTGATGGTGGTGTTGCTAAACGGTCTAAAACACTATCTTGAAAGTCTCCTTTTGTATAGAGTGGGTCTGTCCCCCATTCATCATATGGTATAGCAGAACCATTAACAACTGCATATAAACCATTTGTATCAGCATAGATGCCATATTTAAATCCAGTTGATGATGGGGTTAATTTTGTATATATATCTGTTGTACCATCTGTTGTCTTTCCCCAACCTATAGCCCCTTTATTGTCACCTACATACATAAATCCACTTGCTGATGACCAGTTTTTCCCACTCATGTCACCAGAATATCCAGTTGAATCATAAAACACACAAGTAAAATCATTTGAGCCAGTACTACTAAATTCAGATGCTATATAATATGTACTCATTATTCCACCTTCTCTTTTCTATTTGGGCTGTCTAATGTTCCACCAGATAGTGTTATTGTACTTCCAGTTCCATTTGTAAATGTTAATATTGTAGCAACTGGTATAGGACAACCCATATTTCCAGCTGGTATCGTTCCAGCATACGTAGCTGAAAAATTTGATATACTTATACTTGTTGCAGAATCTATACTTACAGTATCACCATCAGCTGCTACACTTTTATTACCACCTTGAAACACTACATTTCCAGATGTTGTTATATTTAAATTATTGTTCCCACTTATATCTATATCTCCATCTTTGGTTATTGTTAAAGTTGTAGTTCCAGCAGTTATAACTATCTTTCCAGTAGAATCAGCTCCATCTAAATCAATTTTTAATGATTTATCTTCTATATTAAAGATGATGTGTTTATCAATAGGCATCAATCCAGAAATCTCAGATTCAATTGTTGTTGGTCTATGTGTTGTCCAGTTATAAGTTCCTTCATATTTCATAGTAGTAGTATCATAGACATTAACTCTAAATCCATTTGCTTCTTGTAACATCTGTTGTTTTTCACTCATATAAAACTTTTGTCCAAGTCTATCCATGATTAGAAACGATGAATGGTCATCTCCTAATGTGTTTTCTGGTACAAGAGGTGTAGAACTGAATGGACTTGATGAATCAAATCTTTTACTTATCCACCATTCTGGATGAAACTCATCATCTATAGTTGCTCTATTTACATTGTTTCCTAATAAAATCATCTTTCTGTTATATTGTTCTCTTACAAAGCCGGTTATTTGAACTGTTGGATAATCATCATCAAATGTTAATAATCCATAAGGGTCGTTATAAATTGTATAGAAAGAATCTGTTGAACTTGTCCCGAAATTTATCCCATGAAATTCTACAGATGTTGATGGCTTTGTGAAGAGATACGAATAAGAGAGATTATCTATAAATCCGGCAAAACATGAGGTATTCATATTTTCGAGACTTAGAGTATAATATTCATTAACAGTTGTGCTATTGTTACTAAACGCTGTTTGAAGCGAATCTTTTGGAGACCTAAGTAATGAATAGACCCCTTGTTTTAACACATCAGCATATGGGTATGTTTGTGTAGCACCATCAAAGAACTTTCTTTTGGTATTTATAGATGAACTCATTTTAACACCTCATATAATCCTAATTTGTTTTGAATATTTCCGGCAAGTCTTGTTGTTAAATCTTTCTCCTCAAAATTTATAACCCAGTTAAACGGATTATTTGTGAGATAACATTTTCTTGTAAATCCAGACGTACCACCAGCATCACCAATATATATTGTTCGTTTCCAACAGAACTGAGCATGTTCATGTCTATGACTGCTTCGTATCTCTTCTGGTAAATATGCTACATTTTCATCAGTTATCCCTATAGCTGTTTTTGCATCTCCAACAAATGGTACCTTTATTCTTCCAACTTTATTAATATCTATTTTCTTTCTATCATCAACAATAAATACTTTATCTCCTACATTTATATTAATAGATGCTGGAATATAAATAGATGATTTTATCGATTGGGTTGCAAGTAACTCATCATAATATCTTGATGCTACTGTGTAAATAGATATAATCATTTTTATTGCATAAATCCATTCAGTAACTTCTGTATTTTTAAGATACGGAACAAATTTTAATGTCTCCCCTTCTAAATATCCATAACAATCATCCTTAAACGAATAAAATAATTCTTTGTATGATTGGTGTTTTGTTAATTCGAGACTTGAATATTTATCAATAACAAAAAGTCTTGTTGGTAACTTTCTTGACCAAAATGTTGGATTTTGCATGTGCCGTTTATAAAAATAATTTAATATCTTATCAATAAATGTTTCTAAAGACATATTTTTTTGGTTTTCTCTTATTCCTAATACTGTCTCGTACATAAATTTTGATATTTTGTTCTTATTTTTATCTCGCATAAATTGGATGGTCATATTTTTATATTGTGAGTAATTAAATACTCCATATTCTGAATACCCACTTTCAGATGATTGGTCATCGTTTATAAGAGTTTTAAGTTTATTTAATTCTTCTAAAATGCTCAATGGATTTATATAATCTATAACTGCTACCATCATATTTAAATTATCATCTTCTCCAATTTTTTTGTCTCCAAAAACATGTGGTAATATGATGCTTTCTGTTCCATTTTCATCTAAATAGGAAACACCAGTGTCACCACTATTATCATAAACTATAAGTTTTGGTCTATTTCCTATTTTTCCCCAAAACACATCATTTACATATCTCTGGTCTTGATGACACAGTGTTAAGATATTACTTGGTGTGCCATCAAAATCATATAATACAGTGGATTCTTCTGTTGTCAATCCTTCTATATATATTGATGGTGTAAATGATGTGTTTGTCATAGTGTAAGAATTAAAAAATATTGGAAGTTTATTTGAAACAACACCATTCATATTAATAGCAAGAACAGAAGATGGATGAAAATTAATATAGTTATTTCCATCTTCTGTTTCATATTCTTTATCTGTTATTATTATGTATCCTTCATTTGTTTTCATGCTTACTACTGATAACGGATACCTAATCACCGATGACTGATATTCTAATATATCTTCTTCTTTTATTTCTATTTCATTAGTAAATGTTGTTTTATGAGATATAAAATTATTTCGTAATATAGATTTTACAATTAGTCTATTATTAAGTCTTTTAAATTCGAAATCTATTTTTATCCACATAGTGTTTCGTATGCTATTAAGTATCTTTCTTGGAAGTTCTTGTTCCTCGCCATTGATATACATTCTTTCTAATTCTGTCCAAGTATAAATTGGTTCGAATATTCCAGTTGATGCATAAAATAAAGTTTTTATAAGAAACAATAATGGTATTCCATCTCTAAGCTTATTTAATGTTGTTGAAACATACTGATTTACTGGTAAAAATTTTTCGCTTCTTAATGAAAAGGTATTTTTGTTTATAAGTGTATTTAAATCTATTGTTTCCATAAATGTTCTAAATATATTATTTCTTGCAAAATTTATGAGTTCAAGTTGTTTTACAGCTTCCATATCATTAACAATATCTGTTGTTGTAAAACCAAAAATATTTTGGGAATATATTTTAGTATCATCATCAAATTTTAACATCCCTTCGCTTGTAAATAATGCTTGGTTTTTTGATATATATTCATGATGGTCTGATATATAAATAACAGAATTTCCGCTTATGTGAAATGTAAATAAAACATCTGTTTCTGTTAAAAGTTTTGTAAGTGCAGCTTTTCTTCTATTTTGTGCAATTATTCTATTAAACTCTTCAGCTATAGAGAAATCATCTATTATAGGAACATATATAGCTCCTACACTAATCATATTTTTTTTATGTATTTCATTAATATTTATATATTCAATTATGTCATCAATATCAAAATCTGGAAAAAGAAAAACATCAAGCCCTATAAGAGTAAAGAAATATTTATATATACATTTAAGTAATATTAGTGGATGAATTGTAAATATTGTTACAGCTCCCTTTAAAAAGGTAAGATATACTTTATTTTCTATTTTATTTATATTTATGTCTTTTACAGCTCGTATCAAAAAATACTCATCTTTTAATTTTTTAGTAAATCTTCGCTGTCCTATATCTAATGATATAAATTTATTTTTTAGTGCTTCTATTATAGCATTAAAAAAGAATTTATTTAACGTTGAGAAAGCATCACCAACCCCTACAAGTTTATCATCTTCATCTTGATAGTAACTTTCTTTTAATTGTATTTTTTCTATATGTTCTTCAGCCAGTCCTTTTGGAACAGAATAATGTTGAAAATATTTTGTCAAATCTAACCCTTCTATGTTTGTTCTATTTTTATTCTGTATATGTTTATGTACAGCTGTTACAAATCCAGAGAAGTCTGGCTTTACTCCTTCTCCAGATGTTGGAAATATAGCCTTATCTATAAGCACAGAAAATTCTTTTAAACTGATGAGAGATGTAAATTTTCGTTGAGTTGAACTAAACCGTTTTATTAAATCATCTAAATCAAATACCCATACAAAAATCAAATCATTTGACCTAACTGTATTTGATACCTCATTTGTAAAATCAGCCACACTTAGCTGAATAAAAGAGCCATACACAGATGCTTCTTCTATCTGTATCCCTATTATTCCTTCTTGGAGTTTTTTTCTATTTTCTATAACATTATCTAATCTTGCTACTCTTGTATTAGATGCATATAACCTATGAGTTGAGTTTAATCCTCCACCATTCTCAATAACTTCAGATTCAGCACCGTAAATAACATCATATGACACTGATGATGTGTTCAACCAATCCATTTCATTAAATATCTTTACTCTTTTCTTAAGAAAGAAATCATCTGGTGTTGTATTTACAACTGGTCTTAATATTCTTACAACAACAACTGGTGTTGTTATTTTTGTTTTACTCCAATCATTGATGGTTTTTTTTATTTTTCCAAGCAATGTGTCCCCGATTCTTGTTTCTGACATTTAAATAACCACCGTATCTAATCCATAGTCTATAGCATTTTTTGTTTTTGACGCTACACCACCAATTAGTCTTCCAAATAATTTTCTTTTCATTCTCGATTCTGGAGATATTTCGCTTATTTCTAATAATGTTAGATTATAACTCAAAACATTTGGTTTAGACCCTTCTTCTATGAATTGTTCTTCTTCTATTATGACTATTGTTGTATCTATATCAGATATTAATAATAAAGGAATTCTATTTAAATAACAATATTCTATTAAATATTGTACATACATACTATCTGTTACGCTTTCTATAAACGTTTCTCCATCAGATAATGCATATGTATATAATTCTCCTTGTAGAGTGTAACTATATGTTGTCCTCCCAAAATCTTGGTTTTCAGTTCCACCTCTTCCTATAGCTCCCATTTTGTTTATTCTTCGAGAGCCTTGTCTTTCTATACGTTTTACTTTCATTGCAATAAAACCATATACACCAAACATGGTTCTTATTTCCCATCTTAATGGAAAAAGAGATATTTTTCTTCCATATCTTTGCTCATTAAAATATCCTTCTATGGTACTCATTTTTATCCTCCTCCAGATGCTATTCTATTATCAAGCTTCTGTGCAACAGATTCTGCCAACTTATCAACCCACTCATCATTTCCTAATTTTCTCACAAGAGAATTTAGATTTGTTTTAAGTCTCGTCAATTCGGCTTTTACTACACCAAATTTTACAGAAACTGTATCAAAAGTCTTTGTTGTTTTTGATATGTTTTCATCTGCTTCTTTAATTGCTTTTTGTAATGTTTCTATTCTGTCTTCATCTGGAATAACATTTTTAAATTTTTCTGCTGCCTCGTTTATTACTCCCTTTAATTCTTGTTTTATAGCATTAATTCTACTTTCGGTCTCAGTAACAGTAGTAAATAATTCTTGTTCTCTTGTTTCAAGAATTTCTTTTTTTATAAGTATTTTTTTTATGTGTTTTGATAACATGTTTAATGTTTCAAACATTGTTTCTTTTTTTTCATCTAATTCATTAATAAGATTGGTTACATAAGATGATGTTCCTTTTCTTGGATTTATAGCAGATAATCCTTTAAACATATCTGTTAATCCTTTTATATTTACACCACCAAACATTTCTTCTCCAGATATTTTTTTAACAAATTTAGATGCTTTTTCAAGAGTTTTTACTTTTTCATCACTTATTAATCCAAGAGTATCCATTATATCTTCAAGATGTGGTTTATATTCTTCTTTAAATTTTTTTGTTGCTTCATCTATTCCAGTACCTTCTACAAGCTTTTCAACTATTTGTTTATTTACCTCACTTGTAGTTTCTATAACAATAGTTTCACCCATCTTTTTAAATAATGTTTTCATAGTATCTTCCATATACTTTTGGGATGTCTTTTTACGTAACACACTTTTCATTTTATCTGAGACGAGTTCCATGAAGCTTTTACTAACTGTTAAGGAAACAAGTTTATTTATTGTATCAGTGCTTATTATTTCTTTTGTTATCTCCTTAGCCATATCTACAAAATCTTTTGGGAGGTCTTTATTTTCTAATATAAAACCATACAATTTCTTTGTGATTTCTATAGCTTTTTCCTCATCAGATACATTAGAAACAAGAGAAGAAAACATTTTTAATATAGTTTCTGTTTGTGTTGCTATATCTTTTACCTCTTCTTTCCTACCACCACTTAATGTCTTTTTCTTTTCAATCTCTTTTCTTGCTATATTTATTTCTTCAATCCTTTTTGCTATGAAGTTTTTAAATTCTTCAACACTAATTTTATTAGAATAAAAAGCCTCTATTGTATTTTTCAAATCTTTTGTTATTGTTTTTCTAAATGTCTCAACAGTTTTTATTGTTTTTGTCTCATAGAAAGGATTTATAGTTATGTTTCTTTGTTTTCGCTGTTCTCTCTCAAGAAGGGAAATCATTGTTGTCTCTGTTAGCACGTCATCTTTTCTTCCCCTTTTATATAACCCCATTATCTTTTCCATATGTTTTATTGTTTCTTCTCCACCCTTTCCAATTAGTTCTTTTGCAAGAGCTCTCGCCTCATCGACATTTCCTTTTTTTAGTCTTCTATACAATTTTCTTATGATGTCTTTATTTATTTTTGCTTCAGTAAAGTCTGTTTTTCTCTCATCAAATTTAGATTTTATAAGTCTATCTATACTTTTTATAGCATAATCTGTTAAAAGCTCACTCCCTTTTGGACTTACATCTGTAAAGTTTCGCAAATTTTCAACAATTGGACTTACCTTTTTCTCTCCTTTAGATACAGTCTCTTTTATTTCTACAATTTGTTTTTCTTTTGGTAGTGTTTCTATTTTATTTTGTATGTCAATTAATAATTTTTTCAGTTCATCAAAATTATAATCTTCTGGAAACTCTATTTTAAAAACTGTATCGCTAATCTTGTTCTTTATTTTTTTACTCATTTCTTTAAGGATATCTTCTATACCTTGAAAATTTATAAGAACGTCAAGAGTTAGCTCTTCACTTACTTTTTTAATTGACATATCATATCATCTCTTTCATCATTTCATCTTTTAGACTCTTCAATTCCTCATCTGTCATTTCTGATATATTAATCTTTTCTTTCTTTTTTGTTTTTCCAGCTGTTTTTTCATATAATATTCCTTCAAGTATTATATTATAATCAAACTCTGATAGCTTTAGTGCTTCGCTGGGAGGAATTCCAAGAGTTTTACTTACTATGTAAAGGAAATATCCCCTACCATTTCTCACAAAATCTTTTATTCTGTTCCCAGCTTGTACTGTAAAAAACTTTTATCAATAATTTGATTATATGCAGAGATAACAAACCCAACTGGGAGTTTCTTGTTTTTTATCGTCTCTGGCTGGACAATAACCATATTTAATACATCTCTCATTTTATCAAATTCATTTTTATCTGAAGATGATATTTCTCCAAACTCCACAGCTGAAAGTGGTCGGCATTTTATAACTACTGTCTTATTGGCAATAGTTATATTTACATCATACACTTCATTTATTATTTCGAGAATATCTCTATCAGTTATACCTACATTTACTTTAGACATTTTTACCACTCATTAATTAATTAAAAAATTGTTCCTTCTAATAAATCTTTCTTTAAGTTATTTTATGCAGTAAATAAATCAATTATATTATTTGTTGCGTTACTTTCTATATTATTGTTTAATACCTTTTTTTCTTCATGTCCAAACCTCATAGCTTGTGCCATGAATGAGCCGCTGCTTAAAACAAACATACCAGCTCTTATTTCAAAGTTTAACGAATTAAATGATACCTCTCTAAGAATTATTTTATTTATATTAACTGTGGTATTTGTTTTTGAGAATTCTTCAATACCAATAAGCTCAAGTTTTACTTTATCTTGATGAAAATATAAATAATCTTTTAAATCGATATCTGTATATGATGCTTTTTTTAATGCTGTTTGAAAAAACATGTTACCAAGCAACGAAAAATCTAATATTCCTTGTCTAAATGTTCCCTTTACTGATGGTTTTCCAATTCTTAGCTCTCTCCCACCAACATAATCATAGTAATAATTATCGAACTCAAATGATATAACTAAATCTTGAAGCCCACCAACAAGAATATCTTTGTCATGCTTTTTAACATCATCATACATATAAACTTTACATGTATTAGCATGTAATAATCCAGATTCCCTTATCATAATTTATGTTCTCCTCTATATTAAAAAAATAAAAAAAGAGGTTAAGCTCTTATTTATGTTGCTGTAACTTTACTAAATGTATATTTCATTAAGTCCCCAGTTCCTTCTGCATTTGCTATCCAGAAATCACCGGCTCTGAATCCTACGTCAAATGAACTTAAATAAACGTTTGGAATTGTTATTTTCACTCTTTCGCTTGTGTTTGATGGGGTATCAGAATCTATTCCTTCTCCACTAAATCCATATGCAATAATATCAAATGTATCTATATGTAATATATATTCAGTTAGTGGGCTGTTTCTATCAACACCATCAGCATCACTTGTTGAAAGTGATGTTAAGTTCCCATCATAATCTATTTGATATGGAATTCCAATCATTTTTTGTAAAAGTTTTCCATCTAAAAATCCAACTCTTATAGTTACATCTGTACGAAGATTTGCTGGTTTCTTTCCTACAATATGAGGTGACCCTATTTGAGGAAGGGTAGACATATCACCACTAACTCTCATAGTTATTTCTTGTGCAGCTCCAATTACCTTTCCATCTATAACTATTTTTCCATAGTTTGCATGAACAACATTAGTAAAATTTTCAAAGTTTGTGTCTGTAGTACTCATTTTTTTTCACCTATACTGGAGATATTGTTAAATCTATAAACGCTATATATGTAGCTGGGGATATTCTTAAATCACAGAAAATCTTTCCGTCTATAGCATCTGTCTGAGTTGTATATACTTTTACAGTATATCCATCAGATATTTTTCCGCTTCTAACTTTTCTTTGAAGAACGGTGTTTATCTTCGTTTCAGCTGTATCCATAACAAAGTTATTTATAGCTTTTCCTAAATAACTTTGAAGATTTAATCTTACATCCTTCACAATTTCATCAATTATTCTTCTTGTAGTTATCTTTAAATATGGAGAGCTCTCTGAAGAATATGTTCTCCCAATCTCATAAAACTTTACTCCATTTTGCTCTCTTATGTAATTTACAAAATAATTTGCTAAGAATTGTCTATCAGTTTGACTCATAATAAAACCGGAATTTCCATTCCAATCACAAATTGTTGAGAATTGATATCCTTGTCTTAATATTGGAACATTAGAAGGTAATGAAGATAAAAATCCGGTGAAATAGTGTGCTAACCAATTTCCACCTATAGTTCTTTCTGTTGAATCTCCAACATTATTAAATGTATATTTAGAATTACAAGCAAACACAATAGTTCTCCCATCATCATTTACTGTAGCCATATCAGATATAGTTGTCGGAAAAGAAATAGACCCATCTGTTTGATAGACATTTGCAAAATCTAAACCAGCTACATATACTCTTTCACTCATATATGTATCACCAGATGCTACAGAAACATGTGTTTGAACAGTTGATAATGGTATCTTACCAGCGACATTAACAAAAGATATCCCATCATATTTAAGAAACTCATTTAGTGCCAATGTTATTCCAACGTCTGGTTTTGTTTCAGCATCACTGTCATCATCAGCATCAAGAATGGCAGCTCTTACAACTGCGTTCCCATTTGCTAAGAATATTAACTCTAATGCTCGTATTATACTATTTGAATAGTCATATGATGCCGCACTGTTATTAACATCAGTAGATGCTGTAGCGTCTGCCCAAGTAACTGTAGATGTATCAACATATGTATTTACAAATGTACCAAAGTTATTAGAGGTAAGCGTTAAAATCTTTCCTTTTCTGGATGATGTCCAATAATAAGTATGTTTAGGGTCTGAAGCAGCTGCCCAACTGGTTGTATATTCATATACAGATTTAGTAGATATAACCCAAGCTGTATCACCACTTGTTGGAGTAGTATAACTAAATGAACCAGAACCAGCATCAAAATCCCAAACCCATTCAGCTACATCGTCTGCAGTGGGTGTTCCAGTCCATGTACCAGAACCTACAATATATTGTTTCCCATCATCTAATGGACCTAATCCAGTAGGTTCATCACTTGTTACCGGTTCAATAACACTATATGTTTGTGTTGGGTCGTATTTAAGTACAGCATGACCAATTAAAGCTATTTCTCCACCACCAGCTGTGGCAGTGGGATTGTAACCACTTGTATCTACGAAAGTAAATACTCCAGATTCTTGCTGTGTCATTTTTAATCAAAAGAATGTTATTGATTTACCTTTATAAACTTTGCCCTCATTTTTAAACGTAGGTAAATTCAATTGGAAGCCATTTCTTCTTGACATAGATGGTAACTTCTATTGGACTTCCACCAATTGGTGCTGAACTATAATCTATAGATGAAATAAAATGTTCTTCAACAATAGTGGCTGGGTCTGTAACAATCCAATCAAAAACAAATTTAAATGTAACAAGTTCTCTAAAGATGAGGTCTTGACTTAAAATATGAGAATGAAACTGTAACACTCTATCAGCTTGGTCGAATCCTCTGTTTATACTTTTTTGAAAAGACATATGTCGTACTCCCATTTTACTGAAGTCATTATTAAATATTCCTCTATATAACACATTAGCTAATGACCCGCTTATCGAATATTTTTCTCTTTCGTTTCTTGCCATGACATCAAATGTTACATCAACTTCTCCTCTTAATGTATATTTTTCTTTTCCGGCTTCTTGAAATCCAATTCCACCAACCCAGTTTATATCAAGTTTAATATTAGTTGGTTCTAATACGACAGCCGGAAGGTCGAGATTTTGGAATGGGAAATATGCATAAAAATTCACATCACTTCCAGCAGCTGCATCTGAAAACTGTATTGTTTTAAACGCATTTTGTAGATAATAGGTGATATTTGTAACAAGAGTATCAATTACCCCACCATCTCCTTTTGTATAATCTTTTATATATTTTCTTGTTAAATATCCACCCTTTGTATTAATATCAACAGAAACTTCTTTATCAACCATATGTTACCATCTCACTTCTTTCTTATTTATAGTTATTTGTGTAGTAGGAAATTTTATTCTACTTAAATCTTTTTGTAAATCTTCTTTTAATAAAGATGCCCACTTATCGGCGTGTTTTTCAAAAGCATACCATACAGCAGAAGATAGATAGCCTCTTTTATATGTCTCACCAGCAAATGAATATGATAGTGTTGCATAATGATATAATCTTTCAGCTTCTTCTTTAACAATTCTTCCTTTTATCAAACCAATTTGTGCTATCCTTTTTATAAAATTTGAGATTGTTTTTGAATCTCCATGCCATGAAACTTGTCCAGTTTCAATGCTTACTAAAATTTTATTTATGACTTCCACCAAAATTTTAAAGTAAATTGTATTTACATAAATCCCACTTTTTAGTCTTCCTTTTCTCCATTCTCTATCTTGTTGTCTTTCAGTCCTCTTCTTTACACGCGTTTGTAAAGATATTGATGTTGAGTTATCAGCCCATTTTTCAGCATCATTTTCATGAAAAGAGCCCTCTTCTCGTGGATTTCTTCCCATCGCCCTCATAAGCAGTTCAGTCATATCTTTTCTTTCAACAGATTCAGAATATTCATATCGTGTAAGAGCCAAAACATATTCATTAACAATATCTCTTCTTATAGTTTCAATAAGGTCGTTTTTACTTGTCCCACCACTATTTTTATCGCTAAACTTACTTCCATATCTATTGAGAGATTCAGTAATCTTTTTCTTTACTTCTTTTATAAGATATGTTCTTAATTCATTAACAAAACTTCTTTTTCCTTTAAAAGAAACCTCAGCAACTACTGTCATTGTGTTACACTCCTAATTGTTTTAAATAGTTCAAATGATATATAAATAATCCTATTTTTTGAGCCTCTCCTTAACACCTTATTCATGACTCTATATTCAACATCTTCATAAATAATAAAATCAGCTATCTCTATTCTATCTTTATATCTATGATGAGTAAATAACATCATATCAGCTCTTTCTGCCTCTCCACCAACAGTAACAATACTTCCACCCCCATACATTCCATGAGGTGGTCTGTGTCTTACTATTCCTTGTATCTTGTAATCAGTTGTCGTCTTTCCGAGCCCATGACAATTTGGACAGTTTGGGTCATGTTGTCTTGTTATACTATCATAACATACACTACATGTGTCTCCAACTTTTCTATGAATTAGTTTGTTTGTACCTATATGTCTAACAGCTCTTTCAAATTGTCTATGACTTATTATAGGTAGAAATGGATTACCTATTGAATATGGCTCGACTGACATCTAATCATCCCTCATGAAAATCATCGCTTCTCGCATATAATCGTCTTAATGTTGTATTACTCAATGGATAACCAGAGAGATAACTATATCCTCTCTCATCAGCTATTACAGCTCCAGTGTTGGCTGATAATACAAAAATAAGCTCATCCAATCTTCTTTTTATCATACCAAAGAGCTCTTGAGCAATCATTCCCTCTCCCCAGAGCTTAGTCTGTATTTCAAATTCTTCCATACGGTAGTTAAATCCAGACTGGATTGTATTACCCATATTCAAAGTAATAATACAATAATATGCAGCAAGATTATATGCTGTATATCGTGCAAGTTTGTCTAAATCTGTTGTAGGATTATCCCATTCATAATCAAAATAAACCATTTTATAAGCGAGAAATAGTTTAGCCCCATCGTAATGTGTTTGTATATCTATATCTGATAATCCTTGTTTTCTAACGTAGGAAATAAGAACTTCTGTACCAGCTGTAAGAGATGTACCAAGTATTATTTTTCCATCTTTATTATCAAACGACCCGCCAGTATAATAATTAGTACCGGTGTGGTTTGGGTCTGATGACAACCATACCCCTATTACATCTACCGTGTCTTGATAATCTGTATATATTGTATCATTACTTGCAACTATTCCTATCTCATCTTCTTCTGTTAAATGTTGTTGTCTTCCTATCTCACCCAAAATTTGCCTTATTGTGGCTATATCTTCAGCACTCATTTTTTAAACCCCATCATCTGGATAATCATCCCATAAAACTGTTAATTGTATAGTATATGTAGTTTTATCTACATTTTTATCTGGGAAATTATTTAATCTTAATTGATATTCATTAAAATTGTTTGGAGATTTCGCAGATATTACACTAAAATCATCATCATAATAATAACCAAAAACATGTCCATTTTTATCTATTGTCATAACGATAGGAGACCAATCAACAGCTGGGTCTGCACCATCAAGTTCTGATGCTTTCACACATTTTATTTCAACTATACCGTTATCTAATATAAATGTTTCTAACTCTTTATCTAATGTTACAACAACTTCTGTATTTGTAAATAATGATAACCCTATTTTAACATCTTTTGCATCCCAGATATCTGCTAAATTTAAAAAGTTATTATAAACCCTAAACGTTGCAACAGAACTTGTTTCAGTTGCAGCTATGTTTCCAAAAGATAATTTTGTTAATTCATCATATGGTGATTGGTAATCTCTTATTGTTATTATTGGCAAGTTTTTCACCTCAGCCTCATTGAGTATATACATTTCAAAATGTCTATCAGTAATTGTCTGTGTTTGAATATTTAACTCAAAATCTCTATCAAATATAGATAAAACATCTATACCTAATTCGAAATCTCTATCTATAATGTTCTCTATTTGAATTCCTATATAAAAGTTTCTATCAAATATTGTTTCAATTTGAATATTAAGTTCGAAATCTCTGTCTGTTATAGATAGAGCATCTATACCTAATTCGAAATCTCTATCTACAACTGATTCTAATTGTATATTAAGTTCGAACTCCCTATCAGTTATAAATTCAAGTTGTATTGTTAGTTCAAAATCTCTATCTATGATTGCCTCTATTTGTACATTTAATTCAAAGTCTCTATCAACTATTGTTTCAGTTGCAGCCAGTGATATATTTAACTCAAAGTCTCTATCTGTAATAGATAATAATTGAACATTTAATTCAAAATCCCTATCTATAATAGTTTCAAACTCTATACCTAATTCAAAATCTCTGTCTATAATTTCTTCAAGTTGAATAACCAACTCAAAATCTCTATCAACAATTGTTTCAACTTGAATGTTTAATTCAAAATCTCTATCTATTATTGTTTCTGTAGCACTTAATGAAACATTTAATTCAAAATCTCTATCTGTTATTGTTTCTAATTGTACGTTTAGTTCAAAATCTCTGTCTGTGATTGACTCAAATTCTATGCCAAGTTCAAAGTCTCTATCTATTATTGTCTCAAGTTGTATGTTAAGTTCAAAATCTCTATCAACAATTGTTTCAAATTCTATACCTAATTCGAAATCTCTATCTATAATTGTTTCAAGTTGAACAGTTAGTTCAAAATCTCTGTCTGTAATTGTCTGTATCTGTATATTTAACTCAAAGTCTCTGTCTGTAATAGTTTCAATTTGAATATTAAGTTCGAAATCTCTGTCTGTAATTGTTTGTATTTGAATGTTTAGTTCGAAGTCTCTATCAACAATAGTTTCAGTTTGTCCAACAACATTTAACTCAAAATCTCTGTCAAAAATAGTTACAGTTTGAACATTTAATTCAAAATCTCTATCAACAATAGTTAAAGCATCTATTCCTAACTCAAAATCCCTATCAACTATTGTTTCTATTTGTATATTAAGTTCGAAATCCCTATCAATGATTGCCTCAATCTGTATATTTAATTCAAAATCTCTATCTACAATTGTTTCAAACTCAACGCCGAGTTCAAAATCTCTATCTATTATTGTTTCAAGTTGAATTGTTAATTCAAAATCTCTATCTGTAATTGTTTCTATTTGTATATTAAGTTCGAAATCCCTATCAGTTATTGTCTCTGTTTGTCCAGCTGCTGTTGTTATAGTAGCTGTGTAAGCTCCCAAAGCGACAGAGTTTGTTACATCATAAACTTGTAGTTCATATTCTTGGTTATCTTGAGCCCCAGAGCCAAAACCCAAAGCCCATTGTATCTCACAATATAATCCAGCTCCTACTTTATTTGGTAGGCAAGAGTTATCTCCCTCATTTTCTATACTTTCATCATTTGTTTGACATCCACCACTTGAACCTACTGGTATAGTTCCATCAACAAGAACCGTTCCAGTTCCCCAGCAGATTTCCGTATCTGCCCCAACATCAGCAAATGTCCCTCCAGCTCTTCTCCATTGTAATTTGAATGTCGATTGAGAACCAGAATGAGCTGTATTATCTTGAACCCAAGAAGCATAAATAAATTCGGCTGTTTTATTCCATCCAGTAACTGAAGTATCACAAACAGCTTGCCAAGTTCTACTTGAATCAGCTATACGACTATTGTTCGTTGATGGTTTAACAAATCCCATTATTCACTCACTCCCTCCCAAGAAAGAGGAACGTATTTAATGCTTTCATAACCAGTAGGTTTTTGAATTATTTTTTTTATATCATAATTAACTAAACAAGCACTTGGAAACAGTTTTTTCCAATATTCTTCTGGTTGTATAAAATACCCATTATCTTCATATGATTTGTCACTCATACAAATAACATGTAATTGTCTCCCTTTAAAGTTGTTCAATACTTCAGCTATTTTATTAGATTCATCATCACCACTTACACAATCTAAAACGTTCCAAGAAACAATCCAATCTGCATCTGTAAAAACAGTATATTTTTGTAAATTAATAATATCGTCTTTTATATAGTTCTCATCAAAGATGACTCTTCTTTTATATGCATAATCACTATTATCTATGGTTGTAGATTTGATATTAAAACCAAGTAGATGTTTTGTAAGAAACCCATAAGAGCCACCTAAAACTATAACATTTTCTGCCTTTAATATATCTCTAATAAATTCTGCTCTTTTTAAAAAATGCGGATAGTCTGTATAGTTTTTATATCCTATTGTACCATCATTAAAATAAGAATCATCAAATAGTAAATTCAACATTATCACGTCTCATAGTATAAATAAATAAATCTGGATAATCATCTATTATACTATCTAAATGAATGTTGAAATCCTCAAAACGGAGACCCATAGAAAAAACATTATCAGTAAATGGTTTTATCTTGTTTGTCTCATAATTTATCTCCCATCCAGTAACATCGCCTTTATTGTTATATACACAAAAAATTAATGTTATTATATTATCTTTGCTTTTTAGGGGATGACCTTCCGGAAGTAAATCACTTCCACTTGTTGTTCTATGTACTTTTAATTGACACAGTCTTTGGGTATCATTTGCTCTTGTTATGGTAACAAAATTTCCAGCAAAAAGAATTTGTATAGATTTAACTAACTTGTGTGGTAGGTGTTGAAACTTTTTTCCTTCTGATAAAAACTTTTTTTCTGTTATAGTTTCCTTATTAATTAGTCTTACTATCCAACCCATATTGTTTCCCCCTATGATAATTTATGGTTAATTAACATTTCGAGAATTTAAACCTTTCGTTAAGTAGTATAATTGTAGTAACTTATAACAAACGGATGAGCCCCACCAGATGGGTTGTGTGGTATAAATGCATGTACAACCATTCTATTACAGTTTCCTATAGAACAAGCACTCGAAAAAGTTATCATGTTGCTTCCATATACTTGATAAGTTGATGTTGTATCTGTTTGTGTCGAATACCCAGCAGCTAAATCATTATCACTTGTAGCTGACATTGTTACATTACTTGCAGTTGCAGCTGCTCTTATCCAACATTGTGTGCCTCCGTTCCAATCTGGGTCTTGTAAAGGTTCTCCATCTGTCGAAGCATGAGATGTTGTATTCCAAAATGTTACCTTTCCAGCCGCACTTTCAGCTGTATCGGTAATTTCTATGAAGATATAATCGTCTTTTGTTAATGTCCAAGACGGTGCTGACCCATATGTTCCAGTTGCACCTCCACCTTCATATCTTCCACACTGAGCTCCAGATGCACCATCATTTATCCAGAGTTGATTAGCAACCATATAATTACTTGCTGGTGCTTGTATGTTAGAAGCGACACCACCACTCACACCACCAGTACCGGTAAAAGCAAATTTATCAGATGCTGTACATTCTGTAGTACTAGGAGTATCAGAAGATGATGTGTTTATATAAAATTTTACTGTTGAAGCCATTTTTTATCCTCAATCTTTATTTCTATTGAATATGTTTATGTTGAATGTATATAAGCTTTTTGGTCTTTTTATATGATGAATCTTATAGAAAGTTTTTTATAACCAACCGTCTATTTGAATATATGAATGATTTCGCTAAAGCTTATGATTTGTTTTATATATATGTCTTTGAAAAAGCAATGGAAATAGAAATGAAATCTGACATAGAATTAACAATTGAACATAAACTAACAAAAATAGATAAAAATAGTTCTGAATTTCATCTTGTACAAAAAACATTAGATTCTATAAGAAAAAATAGGATAGAATTATTTAATTTATTAAGAATAAAAAAAGAATAAAAAAGATAAAAATATTATTCTTACTGGAAGTTTGTTGGATTACTAACTGTCAAGCCATCTAATTTCACAGCTGCAGCTGGTCTAATAACCGCACACCCAACTCTCTCGAACATGGTTATTGTCCTCATATCTCGTAGATTGTCTGGTATTTCATTGATACCAAGAGGGCGTAACTCGTAAAACGCAGAGTATTCACTCTTTTGTAGAAATATCATTTCATCATTTGGAATAGAAGCATCAACAACAACATTATATCTTGAAAGTCCATATGGTGCTCTTTCTCCTTCGAGCATTCTCTGCCCAAGAGGAGTAATCACGTTTGACCAATATCCATTCGAGTCTTGGAACTGTTGTAATTTCTGTACTTGGGTATATTGTGATGGATGCATAATAACTGTATCTGGATTAAATCCTTCATCTTCGAGAACTTGCAAAGCAACTTGAATTTTCTCGTGGGTTATATTAGCATCATCTGGTGTCCATACAGAAGCTTTACTCGCATCTATAATATGTGAAGCATATTTTTCTCCCTTTTTATTTGCTGTACCATCTGCAACTCCAGCTGAAAGAACACTGAAAATGTATTGATTTTCCTTTCTTGCAATAGCTTGTGTGGTTCTTGCAACATGTCGAGCAACTAAATCAAGAGCTGCGTCTTCAATGACCTCGTTTGAAAACTCTAATGCAGCTCCAATCTTGAGCATACGCAATGTTTTCTTACTGTATCTCAATCTATTTCTTGGGGGTTCTTCACCCTCAGCTAAAATAGCTGCATCAAGTCCTCTCTCATCCAACCAAGAGATGATTGGACTGTTTGCTTGAAATACATTTGTCACTGTACGACCTTTGAGTTCTGGCTCAAAGTAGGTCATTATTGCCTCATTCATAATTTCTGGAACAAATAATGAGAAGTCTCCAACATTAATCATCTGTTCGATGAGTTGTCTTTTTTCGTAATTTGATAACATCATAACCACCTTACCACCTATCTGGGGTCAATATGACCAACACATACTTATCAGTTCCATCATCATATGTACCAACTGTAATACCTATAGTAATCTCATTCACTCTATCTGTCCCAAGCTCAACATATCCATCTGTGTTTGTTGAAGGGACTACACCAACACCTATCGCTGGAAGTGTTCCACCATAGAAATGACACCAAACCATTCCTTCTCTGACATAAGATGCTTTTCTTACGTCTGCACCACCATAGATAGAATCATATGTATAATCTGTAACATCTACGGTTGAACTCCATCTGTCTCCATAGTCTATAGGCATAGAACTTGTAGCTACACCTAAAATCTTCAATGCTTCTAAAGCCCCAGTTCCAGAAATAGCTTCTGCGTCTCCACTAACATCTGAAATTACTTTTATCCCATTTGTAGTAACATCTGCGGCTTTTAACACTTGAATTGTATGCTCTGGTTTGATGTGTTCAGAACCCGACCCAGTAGGAGTGTTTAAATCTTTTATTTCTTGAAAACCAACAGCAGCCACAACTAATCCAGCAGTGATTGTCTCACTTGTTGCAACATGTCCGCCATATTGAGGACCGCGTTTATATACAACTGTCGGTATAGAGGGGACTAAACTTTTATATAGACTCATCTTTATTCACCTTTATCTCCTATAAGTATCTCGTTTATATTATACACTGGTTTCCTCATCATTTGTTGAACCTTTTTCACAGCAGTCTCACTTGGCTCTGGAAAACCAAAAAGTTCTCTCAAAACAGCTTTAGATTTCTCTTTTCTTGACTGCTCAATAATAGGCTTACCAACAATTGTTTGAGAAGTTGGTACAATTTTCACATCCTCTTTTGGTACCTTCACACCAGAAAGTACGACCAGAGAAGAATCTAATTCTTCGTCAGAAAACTGTTCAAGCGTCTCTCTTTTCATATCAGAGATTTGCATAATCTTTACGATTTTTTGCTCTCTTTCTTCAGCTTTTTTCTGCTCAATAAATTTGCCTTGTTCTTCGGCAATCTTTTTGAGCTCTTCGTTTTCTTTCGAATACTTTTCAAGTGCTGATTGTAAAACCTTTAATTCTTTTTCAAAATCCTTTTGCTGTTCATTTTTCACAGCATTTGGTTTAATATTTTCGGCACTCATTTTTAAATCACTTTTATCTTTATTGTCTATGTTTATAAACTTTTCGGAACTTTCTTCATCATCTATATCATTTTGCTCTGTTTCTATACCGCATTTTTTGGCTGCACTTCTGAGCTTACTTATCGCTGAAGAAGGAGCTCCACCTTTAACCTTATTTGCGAGACGAAGAGCATCTCTCACCCATGAACAATTTACCTTTCCATTCTTATCTTTATAGGGAAGTTTTCTCTGTTCTGGCATAGCAAATGAGCTGTCTGGGAGGTTTTTCCTCTCAGCATATGATGGACCAAATTCGAGTTCTCGTTTGAGGTCGTTAATGCTCTGTGCGAGACCGTAAAATCCGGTTATTTTAGCATTTGTATCTGCTGGGAATCCAGTTAGACTGAGTTCTTTTAAATGAAAATCATTTATTAATCCAACAGCTATCTTCCCATCATATTTACTCCCGAGACGGTGATGACATTCTACCGCCTCCTCTCCACAAATAGAACACGTAATACTATTAGCATATCCACCAACACTAACAGCATCTACATCACCTCTTTTTACAGCTATATGTATTTTTGATGGATGATGTGGGTTGATATCTATACCAAAAGCAACGCCTTCTGGAACTCTATCAAAATTTTTCACTTGTCCAACAATTCTAAAAGAATCATACTCGTGGTCTACGAGAGCTTTAGCACCAATCCAATTTTCTTTTTTTGTCGCAACATCAAGGGCATTCTCGGTAAAACGCATGTATTTTGTATTAACCTTATTAGAAACAGCAAGACCGGTTATAAGAACACTGTCCTCATTAACATCTGTCAGTTCCAAATCCACTTTTTCTCTGAATTCTATTTTATATGGTTTGCCTTCTGCAAACTCAATTTTATAAGGTTGCATATGTATCACTTGTATGATTGTGAGAGAGCTATTTAAGTATTTCGCTAATTTTTTAACCAAACCATAAATTAAAGAAGAACATGATAACTATCCCACCAGCCACAAGTATGAGCCCATTAAAAAATAACCATAAAAATGATTTAGTCCCTCCCATACTCCGAGACCCATCAGCATTTCTCCAGAACACTCTTATACAAGCAGAGCCAACCCATCCTTTGACATATAAATCTAAAAAGAGATGAGATGCATATCCAAAAAGAAAGAATGCATACAGTGGAAGAAGAGCATTTGTTTCATCAGTTACAAAATAAATTGGAAGTATAGAAAGAGCTGGAAGAAACAAAGAATGTGTTATAACATTCCTATGAGGGAGAAACTTATTCCAAATAATATCATAGTCCGGCATCTGAGAACCAAACTGACAGATGAAAAGAGACAACATTATCCACAATGAATTCGTTTTCATCGGAAGCTCTATCAGAAAATAAGATGCAATCATTGCTATAGCCCAAGTCACAAATCCGCCGATGATATGACTTTTTCTGTTCATATCAACACCCTAATGTTTTATCGGCATATTCAAATATAATTTCCATATCGTTTTCTGATGCTGTTGAAATATTTGTTGTTCTATGCTCTATTTTTTTCCACACACCACAAATATAACATTTATAATACTCACCACCAGTATCAATGTGTTCTAATACCCAGATATGTTCATGATGAAAATTTATTTCTTCTCCGCCTATATATCCAAATTCTCCATATCCATCATACGTTGTATAGTCTTGATAAGATACTGGGTCACTTCTATCTGACGTTATTATCTTTGGGGGTGGATTAATAATATCGTTATATTGTTTTATTATTTCTTCTATTTTATCGACAAGTTCAACTATACCAAGACATCTTTGTAATGATGCAAACTCCTTACTCTTTTTAAATTCTTCAATCTCTTTAAACATTTTTTCTATATCATCTTTCATTCAATTTCCCCTATCTATATTTTGGTTTATGTGCAAAACGGATAGTTATATTACCAAACCCTCTTTTTATATTATCCACAATATCAAAAATATTCACGATACCTAAATCACAATCAATGTTATGTCGTTCTCTATATTCTTCTTTAAACTCTTCAGCTTCAAGTAACACCTTTACAGCAAGATAATAAAAAAGTTTTGGGGTGATATAATAGTCACCTTGAAATTCCATGAGTTTGTATGGTTCTCCTTCAAGCTCTTCAAGAATCATTTTTTCACACCACCAGTTGGCTTTGATTTCTTCTTTGTCGTGCCAGTTGGGGTGCTTCCATCTTTCTTGTTTGGATTAGCTTGTGCTGGAGCTGTCTGAAACTTCTTCGGGTTCTTTGTCTCCTCACGCAATCTTTCAGCACTTGCTAACCTTTCCTCAGCAGAAGCAAGTTTATCTCTATTCGCTGGGTTGAGCTTATCCTCATCATAATCTTTCGGATATAGAAGCTCTTCTCGTGCTTCCTCGACATCTATGACCCCAGCATTAAGTAATGCCTCAAGACGTAATCTCATATCAGAAACCTTTTCAATAACCCTCCATTTCAATGTTGGTATCTTCTTCCACTGTTTTGGTTTAATCTTGAGATTCCCCGTTGACCTATACTTCCCAGCTTCATCAGCAGATGCTTTATCTGGTTTTGGATAAAATATTAAATCTGGGAAACATTTCCTTCTAAACACATTTGTCAGATGGGTCTGAATCGTCTTCAAGAACCTTACAAATGATTCCATAAGATATTCTGCCGTTGATTGTCGTGACGTTCCACCAGCAGATTCCCCCAACAAAATGTTAGGAACACCAATACCTTTCAATATCTCTGTATTCACATATACGAGATAGTTGGTTATATCCATCGTCTCATTTCCCATCACTATTGGTTTCGGCTCAACGTACCAAGGAAGAGCAACATTTTTATCCTCTGCTTGGGTATCTAAAATGGTCTTCACAAGATTTAGATGATTTGTCGATACCGTCTGATACGCCTCATTTCCAACAAGCCAAGCAATAAACGGTTCAGCCCATCTCTGTACAAGATATGCCAAATCTTCCTTCATCCCTAACTTCATATTTAACGTATCCATAAGCGGCATCAATGTACTTGACCCATAGGTTGCGTTTGTAAAATTGTTCCAATCAATATGAATCATATGCTCTGGATAGATTTTTATGTCATCTTTTTTTGGTTTGAAAGAAAGTGTCTCTAACGATGTCCCATAGGTATTTGCAAGTGTCGATGTTCTCTGGTAATATGCCTTTATTTCTCCAGTCTCGGCTCTATCTATATATACTGTGGTTGGATGTAAAATCTTCAATTCTTCGATTCCCCATCCGTTCTCACTCAACGGTTCTTTATCATAAATCTTTTCAATAAACGCGTTTCCAAATATGAGTAAATCCATAATAACAGCAACAAAAACTTTATGAAGATTCACATAATTCGCCCACTCTGTTATCAACTCAAGGATGGATTCCTCTTTCTTTGATATCTTCTTCTTGATGAATGGATATCCGAAATAAAACCCATAACTCACACAAAGATATGCGATGACATTTACAGCCCTAAACAACACTGGGTCGGCATAATATGCCCTCTCATACATCATCCAGTTCTCTGTCTTCGATTCTCCCTTGTTCTTTGTAATCGTGCCTATTGATAGCCGCTTCGGTGCGACTATACCCTTTCCCATACTTGCTATATAGCTAATCGCCGTTTCTATCTGTTTCGTTGTCAAGGAATCAAACGGCGTACTCATTATTTCTGCCAAAGTCTTCCTCTCTATATCTTCCTCTAACTCATATACATGACTCTCGTTTTCAGTCACTCTTCTTCACCATTCTCTTCTTTTATGCTTTTTTTGTATAGGTATATACGTTTGTACCTATAACTTCCGTGTCTATATCAACATCCACACCCTTATATGTCAGTGCGACCTCATTATATCCATCGGCTTTCAGTACAAGAACAACACTTGTGAGATTCTCTTGCTCGACACCATCAATAAGAACGTGTGTGTCAGAACCATGCACACCGCCCTTAACCTCAATCCTCTTTACCTTCGCCATCAGATTCAGTCCCATCAACTTCTTCTCCATCAGACACCGACTCATCAGATACTGGCTCATCAGACCCACCAGACTCAGACTCAGCCCATGTCTCGAGAATCTCCTCAACTTCTTTCGGGTCGGTCACCACCTCACCAACAAACCCAACTTGAACCTCCTCCTCTTCTTGAACCTCTTCTTGAACTGACTCAATAACTGGCTCTGGCTGTGGCTCGGGCTGTGATTCAACAACCGGTTCTGGCTCTTCAACAACCAATGTATCCGGCTCGGGCTCTAACTCCTCAATAACCCTCTCCATCAACACAGAACAACGGTAACATCGCTGACCGAACCTCTCATTACGCGGATTTAACGGAATCTTGCACCGACACTTCGGACACTGAAAATATTCGCGAACTTCTACACTCATGACTCATCACAAGCGTACCCATAGCAAAGAAGTATATAAAGCTTTCGATAGATTACGCGTAGAAATCGAAAACAGATACGTAATGACCGAGTAGTAAGTAGGAGAAAATGCGAAAAAATTTCAGAACCTTCTCAAATAAGCGTTTCAGCCCTTCTAATTAAGGTATTGAAAAGAATAAGCTTTAAATAGTATGCTTGAGTATAGTTAATTAGAACAAATAAATATAGGTGTAAGAAATGGATAATAGATATCTCAAATTAAAAACCCTCATTGATAGAGGGGATTATGTCGGATTCATTGAAGAATGCAACCGACATAGTAAATATAAACAATTGCCACTATCTTTTAAGATTGAACTTGAAAAAGCAATCTTGAAAGATGACAACATGAATAACAAGAAGATTGTTAAATCTTCTTGTGTTGAAATAGTCGATAAGCAAACCTTAAGCTTGACTATCAAAAGCCAAGCCAAAGGGTTAAGTAAGACTTTTGAAAAAGGATTAGTCATAGTCAATAGAACTAATCCTAACGAAATAGAGGAGCTATGGGACAATGTCCTTTATTCTGTTGAGAAAAACGGAATAAGAGAAACTTCATTATTCTTTAATGGAGATGTTAAGGTATTGGGAAGGAGTGAGGAAGCCAAAAGGATAAGCCGTTCTTTCATAGTCCTTTTACACAAAAAATATCGTGTAAAAGTATTAATGAATGTTTCGGGTTCAGCTGTAAATATTACAGTTGAACAAAATTTCGATAGGGTGATTCCTATCGCTAATGAGCAAACAGAATCCAGAGCAACAAAACAGTACTTCGGACATGTAGGAATTGATAGATTTACATCTTCAATCAGATTCTACTTGCGTTCAAAGTATCTGTTAGAAGATGCCATCAGTCAAACAGTGTTCAGAGTTACAGAGTATAACAGAGAACATAAAACAGATAATAAAGCTGTAGCTCCAGCAACAAAAGATGAGCTTGATAAAATAGCTGATAATTTAATCAGCTACATAAAGAACCATGCAGACATTTATAACATTCCTCTTTATACTCCAGAGGAAATAAAAGAATTAATTTTACCTTTGAGTAAAATTGAGCTCATGCCAAAGGTAAGAACAAAAGATAATGAGCTTGAAAAATTAGCAAGACAAATAGCAAAAGTCACAACTATGACATTTGAAGAAGCCTTAACAATGCTCATAACAAAAAAGAGTACTCTTTAAGACATCATGACTCATATAAAGAGTACTCTTTAATTTTTTTTGTACTTTTTTAGTATGATTGTGAGCAATCAAAAACAGATGTAGGGGAAATGAAAAAGAAAAAAAGAAAATGATAAGATGGTGATATTAAGACAAATAAGTATCTCTTTCTGTATCTCTATCAGTATCAAAACAGAAATACTTTGAATCTATCATACATCTTGGCATATAGACAAATAAGTATCTCTTTCTGTATCTCTATCAGTATCAAAACAGAAATACTTTGAATCTATCATACATCTTGGCATATCTTCAAGTATTTCTATCTTAACAGTTGTTCCGTTATCCTCAAGTATTCTATAATCAACGTTATCCCTATCAAGACAATCCTTACATGCCTCACGCCAAGAACGATTTCCAAAATGTACGATATATTCATCATTTACTATATCGTTATTTTGTGGTTGTTCCCACTCATCTAACATCTCCAAAATATCATTTAAAATTTTTTCAACAATGGTTTTGTTTTGACTTACTTTGTTCATTGTTTATCACTTCTTTCAATAAACCTTTTCATTCTATTTCTTGATTCTTCAGCATCAAGAAAGTTTATCATACCTACTAACCAATAAT